TACCAGATAGTAAATAGCAATCCGTTGATCAAAGTAACGGATACACGGGTAATAGAAATTCCCGACAAATAACATATTCAAAACAATATTAATCAATAATAATATGCATAGAATATTTCATATTAAAGCTTATGAGAAAGAACATGGTCCACACTTCAATGAGGAGCACGCTCGTAAAGCTGTAATGAAGATGGAAAATGAGGATGGTACTCGTGGACCGCATTGGTCTATAGAGGAAACCACTACATTAGCCAGTCAGTATGGAATTACTTTATAGAAGTTGTAGGGACGTTTAAAAAGAATACCGAGTATAATATAGGTAGAGTTATATCTGCATCTAAGATATACGATGAACCACTACCACAAGGGTAGTTCCCAATGCCTAATCAACCTCGTAAGAAAGTAATAGATATAGTAATACAATGTAATGGGGAATCTAAGAAGTTTACTATACCTGAAGATAGATCAGTAATAACTGATACTAGTATAGGTCTTACTATTTCTACAGATAAATCTGAAATAGTTAGTATTATTAGAAATCAGTATAATTCATACAAAGCTCAAAAAGAATCAATTGCCAAGTGTGATGAAGAGATGAGAAAATGTCAAACATTGCTAGATAAACTTGGTACTGAAGAAGATAATAAAGAGGAGTCGAAGATAGATGCTTTATAGAAAGAAATAGATGAGTTAAAGAAAGTAATTAAACAAGCAAGTCAAATGGTTCCACCTCCAATGAAATAGATGCTACCATAGGATATGCAAGATGTAATGGATAAGGTTGATCAATAAGGTCAACCTTTTTTTGTTTTAAGACTGTACAGGAAGCGCTATTAGTTATACTAAGGGATTGTAAAGGCAAACACATAAAGTGTCTCAAAACGCTTTAAAATGCGTTTTAGGATGTATTAACGTTAATGAAATAAATTTTATATTGCAATATGAAAGAAATATGGAAAGATATTCCTGAATACGAAGATTTATACCAAATAAGTAACTTTGGAAGAATCAAAAGCAAGGATAAGCTTATTAAAGTGAATTGTAGTGGGAATAATCATATTAAAGTTCCATTTTTTTATTATGTAAGACCTGGAAAAATCATTAAATTGCGTACTAATAAATTTGGTTATATAATGGTTTTTTTACATAAAAATGGAAAACAAAAAGGTTTCTATGTACACAGACTAATGTTAAAAACATTTTCTCCTATAGTTAATGATGACACTTATTAGGTAAATCATATAGATGAAAATAAAGAAAATAATAATTTAGATAATCTTGAATGGTGTACAGCAAAAGAAAACATTAATCACGGTACATGCATACTACGCAGAAGTGAAAAACAAAAAACTACTAATAAATATCGTAAATCTGTAATATCTATAGACGAATTTGGTAATGAAACTGAATATCTAAGTGCATGGGATGCTTCAAGAAAAATAGGTGCATTTCAATCCAATATATGGAAGGCTATACAAAGAGGTAATAAATGTAGTGGGTATTACTGGAAATATAAGGAGGAATAAATATGTCGCTATCAAATATTATTGACAATGTGTTATAGATAGCTCGTAATAACAATATAACTGAATCTGAGAAGTTATCCAAACATCAGATTGAGTTGTGGATTAAGTATTACAGAGCTATGTTAATAAAGTAGGCTATAGATAAAGGATATGATGTAGATGAAGCGTATGTCTCTACATTAGAACCAATCCACTTAGACAGAGTACAAACAGTTCCTAATAAGTTTGTATATGTAGGAGATAAGGAACTACCTACTTTGATTAATTTTAAGTATAAACCAGGAGTACTAGCAGTACGAGATATGTTTGGTAATCTTATTCAATTGGGCAGTTATACTAAAGCCAAATTGTAGAGATACAGAAAGGCTACATGTAAAGATTATATTGCTTGGGTTAAGAATAATAAAATATACGTAGAAGGTGATTCTAATCAATTAGAATACATAAGTATAGATGTAATACTTGAGGATCCTACTAAAGACATACCTTGTTACAATCCTGATGATGAATATCCTGTACCATCTGCAATGGTTCCTACTATAGTATAGATGATACTAGAAAGAGAACTTAGAACGTTAGTAACTCAACCCAGCGATACTACTAATGATTCTGAAGATGATACACAAAACCTATATAGTAAGAGATGAGAGAAAGATTAACATATGACAGAAAGTGTTACACTATTGCTGATTACTATATAAGCTATAAAGAATATATAGAGCCAGATACTTAGTATGATGTAGACCTAAAAACCTTCAAAGCTATAGTAACTGATTATTTCAAGTATATCAGAGATGAAGTAATGTATAATTGTAAGGAATTTAAGTTACCATGCAGATTAGGTAAATTATCAATAGTTAAACATTAGCCTAAAGAGTTTACAGGTAAGAGTTTAAGATGGGATTGGAAAGCTACTAAAGAATTAGGTAAGCCTGTGTATCTACTAAATGAACACAGCGGATTCTTCAAATATAGATTTTATTGGTCAAAGAAGGATTGCTTACTTACTAATAAGAGTGTGTACTAGTTTGTAGCTTGTAGGCAAAATAAGAGAGATCTGTGCAAAATAATAAAGAATAAGTTAAAGGACTATCCTGAAGTATAAATATGATAAATAATAGAATGATTAGTTCTAAATCTGTTATAGCTAAGATTATAGCGGATCTAGATTTAAAGGAAGATCAAATTAAGATAACTGATATCCGAGAATGGATGGCAGAAGCTATACTTAAGATAGGAGCTATACAATAGTATGATCATAAAGTAGTAGTATTACCTGTAGTAAATCATCAAGTATCTCTACCTTGTGATTTGTATAAATTAGGTCAAGTGGCATTTTCATTTTAGGATAACGGTGGATGGCTTCCAATGAGAAAGAGTACATCTAGCTTTGGAGTATTCCACGATAATGGTTGTGGTAAACCTTGTATGTTAATACATGATACTGAATTATTTCCATTAGTGAAGAATATGTTTAATCTTACTAGTGATGCAGAAGCATTACAGAAACTAAATGAAGATACTAGCTTAAGATAGACATTAAGTATATTACTTAATCAATGGACAGTAGGTACAGTAAATGGGTAGTATACCAATGGTACAGTAGGACATAGAGATGGCACTATGTTCAGTAATGAATTATAGTATATGACTAAACCTGGCTATATTATGACTAATATACCTTGTGGTTTTGTTAAGATATCCTACTATGCAATATTCACAGATAGTGAAGGTATGCCTATGATACCAGATATTGAATCGTACAAAGAAGCAATATTCTGGTATGTGACTATGAAGTTAATGTATCCTAAGAAATTAAGAGGATAGATAAGCCAAGGAGATTATTATGATATACGCAATTCTTATAACTTCTATCGTAAACAGGCATATGCAGAGGCAATGATGCCAGGAGTAGATGATATAGAAAGTATTAAGAATACTTGGACTAAATTATATCCTGAGTTCGATGATCACGATACGTTCTTCTCTACTACAGGAGATGAGTAGAATGTATATAATTAGAGTAGATTATGATTAGTAATACAGCTTAGATAAACACATTCACAGGTGGAATGAATACCGATACTGATATTAACTTATTACCTAATAATCAGTACAGGTATGGATAGGACGTCCGTATAGTTACAGATGATGAGGGTACTTCAGGTGTATTGCAAAGCGTAGACGGAGCTAAAAAGTATAATTACAGTATAAAGAATACTGAGAGAATAATTGGTACTGCTACTATTAATGATGTTGCTGTAGTAGTAACTAAGTTAAATGATGGATATAATAAGATATATCGTATAGAGAATTTTAATTCTCCTAATCCTACTAGTACTGTAATACTAAAAGGTAAATTAGGAATTGGTAAGGACTATGATTCTAATCAGATTAGTATAGTACTTAACTATGAGACTATATCTAACATTAAGATGTACTTTACAGATGGAGGATCTATTATAAAGGTAATCAATATAATGGATGATAAGTATGTATAGTACCCTGATATAGATAACCCATTACTAGATGAAGAGGGTAATATACTTAATCCTAATAGTATTGATATTATTCCTAATGCAGTATTACATCCATTTGTGATACGTAATCTTGTAAAGGGTAATTTTAAAGCTGGTGTAGCTCAGTACTGTTATAGATTATATAATCCCCATTCTCAATAGACCTCTCTGTCAAGCTTAAGTAAAACAGTACATCTGGCTGAATCTGACAGTAGTTCTAGATTAGAGGATTATTACGGCTCGTCAAAAGGTAGCCTTACTGGTAAAGGAGTTGTACTATCAGCACCTCTAGATACTAAAGACTTTACTCGTTGTACTATTATACGTATCTTCTATGAAGATAATGATTCTGCTCCTACATATTCTATAATAGATGACGTTGAAATAAGTCCAGCTTCTGATGAGATTAACTATACTGATACCGGTTCTAGTGGCATCAGTACTCTTACTCAAGAAGAGTTTAACGCACTTACTAGTTATGCATTTATATGCAATAGTATTACTACTGTATAGAATAGACTATTTGCATCTAATGTAACTGAAACCTCTTGGGTTCCTATGATAGAGGATGTAGATGGTGAAATAGTGGAATATGATGCTAGAGCGTATCGTGCTAACTCTGACGGATATATTAGAATTGAAACATCTGATCCGGAATAGTATATGTACTTTGGTATAGATGATGTAATTTCTATGCGCAAAGTTCCTAAGCAGCACGATTGTATCAATCCATATAACCTTGTTACATAGAATAAATACTCAGCTACTGGTTCTAAATATGTATACGGTCGAAATAAGAAACTTGGTGGTAATGGCCTAAATATAGAGTATACATTTATAAAAACTCAACTGGAAGAGGCAGATATTACTGAAGCTTATGGTGGATTAACAAATAGTGTAGGAATAGTCGGACGTAATCCCGTTAGAGTAGACTATGTGGCTACTTATGATATAAAAGGAGGAGATCCATTATATGTAGATAGAGACTACAATAGGTATATGCAGAAAAACTATGCAGACCCTATAATTGATTCTAGATACAGAAGTTATCAAAGAGATGAGATATATAGATTCGGTATAGTGTTTTATAATGATAAGTTTATTCCATCTCCAGTATTATGGATAGGTGACATCAGATTCCCTGATTTATAGGATTGCCCTATTACTGAAATGAAGTATAGTAGTCTATTATCTGTTCCACTTGGTATATAGTTTACTGTTAAAAATATGCCTATAGATGCAGTAGCATATGAGATAGTAAGATGCGACCGTACTATTGAAGATAGAACTATTGTATCTTAGGGCGTAATTACTCCTATATATAACTATAGAATTCTAGAGACTAAAGAAAGCGGAGATATAGGCGTAGGGGAGAGTAATAAGGAAACTAGTGAATACAGATCTTTACCATTTCTACATAGTAAAAAGACTAACTTCTAGGTAATGAGAATTGCTTATGATAGTGAGATACTTGAATCCGGAATACTAAAATCTGATGAGCATATTACAGATGAATATTGGCGTTTTATTTCTCCAGAAGTATGCTTTAATGGGGAGAAAATGGAAGATCTATTTAAAAGTAATATTTATATAGAACAACAAAATCTGCTTCTTACCAAGTTCAACCCAAATTTAGTAAATCAAGACTAGACAGACGTCAGAAACTGGGTAGCAGTAAGTTCTAAAAACATATACCCACCTAATGGAGAAACTTCTTCAGATACTAATTTATAGAAAGGCAGACAATTTGCTAGAGTGTTCCTTACAGGAAGTGGTAAGGATAATAGATAGGTATTTGAATTTTATGCGTAGGATTTCTGTAATGCTTACATATAGAAATTCTTTTATGACAAGAGTAGTAAATATTTTGGTAAATCTCAAACAATATCCAATGCTAAATATCCACCTATGATACCATATAACGTTACTAATAACGGTGGAGTAAAGCCATATAAAGTAAATATAGGTAACATAACTTACAGCAATTGGACTGCTACAGAATTCTTTACTAGTGATCATGTGCCAACATTTGGACCAGCTGGCCCATGCTTAATCCTTCAGGTATCTTCTGATTCTATAAATAATATACGTGGGGTTAGTGGATCAGCAGATAGCGAGTATGCATACGAATGCCCTCTTATAGTAGTTAATGCTAAGAGAGGCATAGTACCATATAGTGGTAATACTTATTCTGCTAGAACTAACTCTGTATATGTATCTATTGGAGCATATAGTAAAGAAGTAGACGAACCATTGTACGTATACGGAGGAGATACTTATATTGGATTACTTGACTATCCAGCATAGATGATATTTACAAAGAATGACATTAGTGAATGGAATGAAGCTAAGAAGTATTTCGGCGCATATATTCCATTTGAGAGTACCATCAATATGAAGCTATCTATGGGAGAAATGACTCATAGAACTTTTAATTCATCATTGAATACAGTAGATGCCTTTATGCAAATTGAACCTACACAAATGTAGGGTTTCCATGCATAGAGTAAACCATACTATTTATATAATGATGCGTACTCAGTAGTATCAGATGCTAAGTTATTTACTACTAGAGGATTATATGATGAGGCTAATATTAAGTCATATAATAGAGTATATACGTCATAGGCTAAGACTACTAATGAAAATGTAGATAGTTGGTCTATATTCAAACCAGCTGACTATATAGATGTAGATTCTAAGTATGGTTAGATTACTAATATCAAAGGTATATTTAATAAGCTGTACTTCTGGTAGAATACTGCATTTGGGTAGCTATCTGTAAATGAACGCTCTCTTGTATAGGATAACAATGTTGGTCAATTAGTATTAGGTACTGGTGGAGTACTAGATAGATATGACTACATAAGTACTGCTAATGGTAGTAGTGTAGTCAATGATAGGAGTATCATTAATTCAAATAGTAATGTTTATTGGTACGATTAGGACAATAATGAGATAGTCAAATTTGGTGGACAAGGTTTGAATATTATATCTAAAGAGTGTAACGTTCAAGCTTACATGAATAATATGTATGACTAGAAGACAAAAGAAGCTAACTCTGTGTATGATAAGAAGTATGATGAAATATGGTTTAGACTATATAATAAATCATTGATATATAATGAGAGGTTGAATATATTTACATCTTTATACACATTTGACCCTGATTTTACGTTACCATTTAAAGATAAAGTTGTTACTACTAAGAATAATGATTTTTATGTCATAAATTCATTACAAATAGATGGATTTGGAGATGCTGATAAAGATGTACAATTAAAGATAGTAGTAAACAAAGATCCTCAGTATACTAAAGTATTTGACAATATAGCATTTTAGGGAGAGTTTATAGCTCCTAATAATAAGATTCTTACTTAGGATGTACTTAGAGGTGCTAAATTTGATACAAAACATTAGACATCTACTAGACAAGGTGAAGACTTAAAGTTTGATTATCGTGAGGATACTTATAGATTACCTGTTCCAAGATAGGATGATTTTGAAGAGAATGAAAGCTTATCATTCCCTGCTAGAATGAGAGGTAAGTACATGGAATGCGAATATAAATTTAAGTCTGATAAAGATTATTCTTTTTAGATGCCACAGATAACAACTACTTATAGATATTCTAAGATTTAATATGAAAAAGAATATAAAGAAAAAAAAGATAAAAGTTCCAGCAGCTTAGTTTGGATTTAAAACACCAACCCTGCAGGATTACTATAATGATTTTTAGATGCGGCTCAAATTAGGAGATACTGCTGACATGTACACATATAAATATGGAGTAAATCCTAATGACGAGAGATTGTATAATTTTACGTTATAGGCTGCTAAAAATACTGCTGGAAACATAGATAAGTTATCTTCAATCAGTAATAGTAATATAGCATTGCCAAGTTTAAATCCCGCTCCAGTTGCGTTTAACAAGCAGTCATCTATAGATCTTGGCACTGCTCCTAATGATCCATCTAATCTCATTCAAAAAAATTCGTCTGGATCTGGAGGAGATAAAATGGGCTCATTGAATGTATTAGGTATAGCACAAGCTATACCGGGAGCTATTAATACTTTAGCCAGTCCATTTCAAAAGTCTACCGCTACTACTGGTGGAGAAGCTACAATGTAGTCTCTTTCTGATATTGCAAGTGGAATTGGGTCTGGGGCTCAATTAGGGTCTGCAATAGGTGGACCTGTAGGTGGAGCAATTGGTGGTGCAGCTGGAGCTTTAATTGGAGCCATTGGTAGGAAAGGTAAGAAAGCAGCAATGACTTCTTTTACTGATTATGACGAGGGTACTTTAAACACTGGTCTTAGAGCTTTATTTAAAGGTAATAGTGGGCTTAGAGCAGAAAGAGCTAGAATAAGAACTAATGCCTTTTAGAATAGAGAGGGTGTAGCTGGTACAGAAAGATTACTCAATGAATTCAATGAGAATAATACTGAAATAGGTACTAATACATTCCAATATGGTGGGGGAGTACCTACTTCATTAGCATATGTAGATGATGGAGAATTAATACAAACTCCTGATGGATCTGTTAGTAAAGTACCAGAACAAGGCCAACCTACTGATAGTAATTTAGTTGATTTACCAGAAGGTAGTAGAGTATTAAGTAATACTTTAAAAGTACCTGGCACAAGTAAAACCTTCGCAGAATTAGGGGATAAGATAATGACTAAAAGAAAGAGTAAAGGAAATGATATATATGCCTAGAATGCAGATATGCTTAATGAGATGAATAATAAAATGATGCATGATAAGTTGTTTACTATGCAAGAGAATCTGAAAGCTAAGAAAGGCATAAAGAATAAGAGTAAGAGTATTGAAACCTATTATAATGGTGGGGTATCTAGTAGACATAATACTATAAATGTGCAGGATAATAGATATAATTTAGGGGATACCTTCAAGTATAAAGGAACTACATATAAAGTAACTGGTACTAATAAGGCAGAACCAGTTGTAGCTAGAGATACTTGGGGCATAAAAGGTGATATTACTGCTCCTTGGGATAGTTATGGTAAAACAGTGGATGCTGGTAATTTACCTGAAGTAACGGTAACTGCAAGTAAACCTAGAACTACTACTCCTAAAGTAACTACTACTGCTACTAAGCGTGCTGCTAGAGCAGCAAGTAAGTCTATTGCTCCAGAAATAGTTCCTGATCTTACTACTATAGATGAGGATTATCGTGCAGAAGCTACTCCAAATGATATTGCAACTAGAACTACTAGCAAACCAATAGTTGCTCCTGTAATAACCAAACCTACATATAATCCAGATTGGTTAGGTATGGCAGGAGATGTATTTGGAGGTCTAGCATCTTTAGCTCCTATAATGTCTAATTTATTCACTAGTGACCCTGAAGCTGTACCAGTTAACTATAATCCATATGCTTAGGCTATTGCTAATACTATGGCTAGACGTAAGTATAATATTGATCCAGTACTTAGGGATATTGATACTAATAGAGCCGTAGGGGATTATAGTTTGAGTCAGCAAATGACTAATACTGGTCACAATATGGCATTTAGATTACAGAATGCTATTGCTGCTAATAAGGCTAAATTGCAAGCTAGATCTGTTGAAAGTAATGAAAATAATAGATATAAAGCAGAATACGCAAACGCAATGAATGATCTTGGTAGACAATACGTTAGCGCTACTAATCTTGCTTCAGACTTAAATGCGCAGAACAGAGCTACTACTCGTAATATACGTAGAGCAGGAATTAGCCAATTGAGTTCATGGGCACAGAATAGAACTCTCATGCGTAATTAGAGTAAGAGAGATAAAGCTATGCTTGAATTATATAAACCGTTCCTAGAAGCCGGTTTTACTACTGATGTAATAAATAACTGGAATAAATTTTTAAGATAATATGTAGGCAAATAGATATGATAGGGCAGCTGAAGCCCCTATATTAAACACATATGTTCCTATTAATTTCGGTGAGTTATATAGGATCGGTTCAGCTCAAAAGGAAGCTGTAGATTAGGCGGCTAGGGAACTGACCAATAATCTAAAAACTTTTGCAGAGTTTCAATCTCCATCAGCTATAGATACTGAAAACTATTACAAGAACTCAATAGGCAAATTCGCCGATTTAGTTTAGGAAGCTTCTACAAATCCTGATGCTATGAAAGATGCTAACTTCAGAGCTAGGTTACAATAGAGAATTAATAGTTTAGATTATTCTGCTTTAAGTCAACTTAAGGAAAGTGCTAATAATCTTAGATTAGGGTTATAGACCAGGGCTAAGATGAAAGCAGAAGGGCTGTATAACGAAGATTGGGATGAATCTGATATAGCTAACTATGACACATTAGGAACTAAGAAAGTATTTGAAGATATTAGTCCTGTGAAATTCATGACCGCTAATCAGTTAAGTAATCCTTACTTTGATAATTTAAAACCTGGTAGTTTAGGTGTACAATGGAAAGATGGAGTTAAATACCAAGTAACTGGTAATAACATGGATGACCTATACGCTGTGGCTAACGCTCATTATAATGATCTCATTAATACTCCCCAAGGACAGAAATATTACCAATAGATGCTTAAAAATACTGGTGGAGATGCAGATGCAGCTAGACAACAATTTATAGATATGATTGCTTCTTCCTAGATAGATAGAACTAGAAGACCTCAATTAACAGTTGATCCGTTGTGGCTAGTGTAGGCTAAAGCTGCTGCTAGTAGGACTGGTAAAGATGAGATAATTAGACCTAATCCAACTAGATTAGACTTCTTAAATGAATCTATTACTAGAAGTGTACAATCTAGAATTGGATCTAGATTTGATCAATATAGAGATTATATCGAAAGCTTAGTAAATAAATATCCTAATACTAAGATAGCGCAGGATGCAAAGAAGGGAGTTAAGAATATAGACAATATGATGAACTCCTATATGCAACTTAATCAAGCCGCTATGCAGTACTCTAATGCTTATAGAGCTACTGGTGATGATAATGCACTTATTGCAGCCAGAAGTGCTTCTGATGCAGCAGATAAATTACAAGCCCAAATGATAGGTCTAGCCAATAAACATGTGCTTAGAGATGAATTTCAGAAAAAATCTGGCTTTTCTCCTGTATCTGTAGATGGAAATAAAGAATACTCTAAGAAAGGTTACTTACAAGGAGTAAACTCTGCTTTAGATATGATTAAAGGTAACGTTAGCTTACTTGAAAGTGACGACCTGTTGACAGGAATAGGTGCATCACAGCAGGAGATAAAAGATGAAAACGGTACTACGAAGAAAGTATATCAATTTAATGACTCTAGAGGGTTCTTATTGCCGGAGACTGTATTCCAAATAGCTTCTGAGACTACTCCTAGAAAAGCAGAAAGAGTAGCAGGCTTTGGTAGAGATACCAGTTTCCCATTAAAGGAAGTACTTGAATCAGGTAATTTAGCAGATGTACAGTTTCTACCTGAAGGTAAAATGGTCAAAGTAGGGCCTGGAACATTCGCTCTATCTGGTAAAATAAGAATACCTAAAGAAAGAATAGAACAAGCATTAGGTACAGGTCTATGGAGTGATAAAGGTTTAACACAAGGCTTTGCAGATAACTTAATAGCTCCGTTTGGTAGACAAAGTACTAGAACTGCATTAAAAGACTTATATAAAGCTTCGGAAGTTACAGAAGTAGTTGGAGAAGACGGTCACGAATACTTTGAGATGGATATATTCAAAGCATTACCAAGTACCAACAATGCTCCAGAATTTTGGCAAAGAGTAAATCAAAGATGGCAAGGAGGTTCTCCTACTGGAATAGGTGGTACCTCACAAGCCAAAGAAGAATACGGAACTTCAGCATTACAAACATTAGGAAGTGTAAGATAATATGAAAAGAAAAGTATACGATACATCATTAACAGACAGTATAAGATAGAGAACGGCTTTGTATGATGCTTATGAAGCCCCAAGAGCCAATGTAGAAGAGTACTTTCATACTATGGAGAATCCCTCGTATGAGGGAGCTCCTGATGATTATGGAGTTACAGATTGGTTATCTAATGCCTTTAATGATTGGAATCTTAAAAGAAACGAAGTAATTAGAGATAACGCATTAGGTGATTATACTATGGCTGAATAGGATTACAACACTATCTTAAATGCTAAAGGGTATATTCAAGCTGTACGTGAAATAAATACAATACTTCCACAATTAGAGCAAGATCCAAGTAACGAAGATCTAAGATAGAGAGTAAAAGAATTATCTGACATTGTCATTAATAACAAAGAATCATATAATAATATATTAGATGACAAACTCAATGACTCATCTTTAAATACAAAGCTGAAAACTGATTTAGTTAATGGAAAATGGGATTCTGCTTTAAGTGAAATAGATCGTTAGACAACTGAATAGATCGACAAATCTACAGGTGGCTATTCTGATCCTAATACTTTATATGCTAAAAAAAGTGTAGCATTGTTTGAAGCCAGCAACGCACAGAATAAAGCAGATGAGTATAATAGTAAATTAAAATCTGATTACTATCGTAGAAAATCTCAACAGCCAGGAATGGATCTTACAGATATAGATACGTATCTGTTTAAACTGCCAGGGTTAATGGGTTCTTCTGCAGCTACTATGGTTAATGATATATTAACTACTGGTACTACTTATGCTGCTACAGCTTTAGGAGCTCATTTTGGTCCTATTGGAGCAGCTGTTGGTCTAGTAGCTGGTGCTGGTGCATCTATAGTTGGTAATTTATTTAGTAGAGAAAGAGAGTCTAAGGGTGAAGTATATAGTAACTATAAGTCAGCTGTTATTAACTAGGTTGATAAAAATGGTATCTCTAAATAGCTATTAAAGGACGCTAAATCTGAAATGCAGAAAATGGGCTCCTATACTTAGGAACAGATAGATAATGATGACTACGTATACGATCAACTGCTTACTAATCAAGTAAAAGTAAACAATACTAAATTTGATAAGATTAGACTTAATAATTTTGAAGGTATGAAATCACTTTATACCGACAACATGGCCTTATCTGCTTGGGATGCTACACAAACTATGTTAGAAGTAGTTCCCTTAGGTAAAATGGCTAGAAGTGTAAGAGGTCTAAAGACATTGGCTAAAGGATACGATAAAAGTAAAGACTTCTTAAAGGGTAAACTGGCAGAACGTATAGATGATATAACTAGTTTTGGTATAGGTAGTGTAGACAAACTACCTAAGATTACTAAGAGAAAAGCCGTATTAGACTTAGGAGGTAGAATACTAGTATCTGCTGCTATGGAGGGGGCAGAAGAAGGTACTCAATACATGAAAGGTTAGGATTACATCAATAGGCATTTTGAAGAAAATCCTAACTTAGTAAAGAGTTTTGTTAAGAATTTAGGTGCTGGAGCAAGATCTATATTTGCAGCAATTACTCCTTGGGATGCTGTATACTCTGATGATGCAGAATTCATGGAGAATTTCAAAGGAGGTGCATTACTTGGTGGTCTAATGACTGGTGGTATAGGCACTGCTACTTCTTACTTACAAACTAGAGACCAATTACAAGCTGATAAATTATTATCAGCTTTATATGCTGAAAAACTAGATCAAAAAGATAGAGTAAGAAAGGATATCGCTTATGCAGAAATGGCTGCGAATAATAAGTGGGATAACTTAATGCAATCATTTGATAACTTACAATCTACAAATATTGACGGTCTTACCTAGGATGATATAGAAACTGAAAGAAGTAATGCTAACCGAGTAAGAAACATAGCTACGTCTGCTTCTACATTACAACAGGCGTCAGTATTAGGTATAGAACCGTATACTGATGATTATAATATACTGGTAGCTCTTAAGGATCATTATGATAAATTACTTAAGGAATCTGATAGTAACTTAACTTCTGCTAATAATAAGTTACAAAGTATATTAAATGGCGAAGATGTAAATAAACAGATTAAAAAGGTAATAACCAAACTACCAGAAGATAAGCGTTCACAAATATCAGCAGAAGATGTAAAGAATGCTATCTCTCTATACTCTGAATTAGCAGTATATGATAATCTAATAAATGATTATGAGTAGAATGGGGCTAAGTTAAAAGATCTAGAAAAGAATACTAATTTACGTACCTCTAAAGCAGATGTAATACATTTTAGAAACTTATTAAATACTGATAGAGAGGCATTGACTAACAGTTATAATGAACTCAAAAAAGTATTAGATCAATTTAATTTGACCGAAACTGATATTCAAGTCCCTTCTGTACATCAAGATCTAGCTGATGCTCAAGAACAAGCAGTAGTAGCGAGATTAGATCAAACTAGAGCTAGAGAAGAAAACAATCTCATGTCGTCAGATGATAAGAAATCTATAATGGCTAAGATTAATAAATGGAAAGACTCTGAAGCCAAGGAAGACGACTTTGTGCAGGCTATAGAGGACTTATACTCTGGCAGAACGTACGAGAAAGTAGTAGAAGAAGGGGAAGAAGTTACTCCAGAACCTATTACTACTTCTATTCCTGTTTCTGATGAATCAAGAACAGTAAAATAGCCTGTAGTGGAAGTATCTACTCCTACTACTGACATTCCTGTTTAGGAAAAAGAAACAGAATAGATAGATGAGAAATTGCTTAAAACGGCATATTCTGACTTTGTTAGTTCAGGTGAATGGGTAATATCTCAGAAGTTGCAAGGAAAAGAAAAATCTAGAGCTGAAGAAATAAAACGTATTGCTCAAGAAGCTAGAGAAGAAATAGCTCAAAGACAACAAGAAGATATAAAGGCTAAGGAAAAAGTAGTACAACAGCCTACTGTTATCCCTAGTGAATCTGCCGCTGTTGTATCACCTACTGAAGAAGCACCTAAGACAGAACCTACGAAATTAGAAGAAGTACCTACTCTTAGTGATATACTTGGGGGATGGCTTGGTGAAGGCGCTAAAGCGGCATTAGAGACTCCTAGTCAAGCACAAGAATAGATGTAGACTACAGAAGTTTAGGATACCGCTGAGCCAAGATAGCTTGAAGAATTAACGTATGACCCCAGATTAGATCCGTATTCTCACGAATTAAACTATAGACTTACTGATTCTAAATAGAATGAGCAAGGACAGTGGATTAGAGTACCTAAGAAATTCCAAGGTATGGAGCAGTATCTGAATAATGAAGAATTCTCTGAGGTATCTGGACAGCCTGACTTTATCAAAGAAGTAACTAAGAATGGAGTACGTATAGTAGTAAGGCCATATACTAAGAGTGATGGTACTACTACAGATGCCATATATGCTTTATTTAACTATAAAGGTAAAGAATATGTAGCTAGCATTAAGACTGTAGAAGGACTGTATGCTAGAGGAAACAGAGCTTTCAATAGATTACCATTTAATGATCAGTAGTTAATTGTAAATAATCTCAGTGCTTTACGTAATAAAGTACTAGAACTAAATAAACAGGTATAGGCAAACCCTAATTTAGAAATAGTACCTACTACTATTAGAAAAACTAATGGTAGAATAGTTAATCTTAAGAACGAAGATAACAGTCCTAAAAATAGGAAATTGACTGACTCTGCTTGGTTAACTATTAAGGATCCATATGAAATTAATTCTGAGAATACCCAAGTAGGAGTTACTACTGGTGGTCTAGGTGGCAGTGTAATACGCTTCAAAAACCAGGTAATATCAGGAAAAGGATTTCCTATGGGCAAACCTGTATGGATGATCAAAACACAAAGAGATGACGGTAGTACATCTCAGGTAGGAGTAGTATTAAATTATGACAATTTTAAAAATAAGCCAGAAGTAGCAGATCTTATAATAGATCTTATTACTTCTAAAGACCAATTCTATACAGATGCTAATGGTACTGTAACTAATGTCACTCCTTAGAATGTATTACAGTTCTTAGTAAACTTTGGACCTCAAACTGCCACTAATCCTAATGATACTAGATTATCTCCTGAATAGGTAAAAGCTAGAATGGATAAATAGTTCTATCTTACAGAAGATAATTAGTTAATAGTAGGGCAATAGGTGTATGACTTAAATGATATAACTACAGTTCCTGAAGTTAGAGATAGACTGAAAAAGTATATAATGGATAACTTCCATTGGAATATAGATGAAGCCGGTCTAAACTCTAACTACTTAGGTGGTGACTTACAATCATAGATAAAAGATCCTAATTTATCTCCATTAGCCACATTCTTAAAGAACAATAGTGTAGATAAGATTACTTTGATACCAGGTATATTAGAATTTACTGATAGAGATTTTGGTATTATTAAAGATAATAATGGCAATAAACAAGTAGATTCTAATCATCCTAACGGTATCAGTGTACTAGGATGGTATATAAAACAAGGTATACTGCTGACTGACATTGCAGATACTATGCAAGATGCTAATGTATACATAGATGACGTAATGTTAGTGGATAAAACTGCTGAACATAAAGTAGAGCAATCTCAATAGAAAGTTCAAGAAGAGTCAAAAAGAGGCAGTATTACTTTACCTGATGAAACAGGTAAACAAACTTCTATTGACCTAGACGATATATTCTCTATATTAGACGGCAAGAAGAGAAAGGGCCCTAATATGGAAATATCTGAAAACGAATACAATAAAATGAATCCTACTCAGGCATCAGAATGGATTCAAACTACATTAGGTATTACTCCAGAAATAGTACCATCTGTAATAGAAGTAACTGAGGCAGGTAATTCTGTAGTTGGTAGAGTAACTGAAGATTCTATAATGATAACAGAGTCTGCTCCAGAAGGTGTACAGTATCATGAGGCATGGCATAGAGTATCTCAATTACTAATTGATTCTAAACACAGAGATAGAATATATAAGAAATATCGAAACTCTGGTTTAACAGATAAATAGATTGATGAGAAATTAGCTGATCAATTTAAAGACTTTATGCTAACAGAATCTGGAAATTATAGATTCGATACTAAGAATTGGTTTAGAAGAATATATGACTTTGTTAAGTTGTGGGCGAGAACTGGTCAATATGGTTTAGCTAAAATATATTCTGCTATTAATAGAGGTAAGTATTACGGATTAAAACCTAATGCTGATAATGTAGCTAGATTTAAAGAGATATATAAAGGTGAAGGACCTAATATGGAAGTATCTGGCTATCAGTTCAAACATATTCAAACTGTTAAACAGTTGAATGATATTATAAATAGTTTGACATATGCTTTTTTCTAGGTATCGTTTACTGATGGAAGCACTATAAATTATTCAGATCTATCTAAGGACGCTCCTAAATTTGATAGACTTAAGCTCATATTGCAAGCCCAAGCTTATAAATATCCTTCAGATGTTATAAATGAAGTAGTAGATAAGTTTGACTCTATTATACTTCCTATGTTGACTACTAAGTTAAAATAGTTAGGAATTAGAGCAATAGATAGAAATGAAGATGACACTATCTCTAATATAGAAGAAGGAACTGAAGGAGTAAATATAGGTCAACATACTGTAGAAGGTATGAATATATCTATCAGAGATAACGCTCCTGCCGAAGTTAAATTCTTCTTTCAAACTATACCAGCATATGAAATAGCAAAAGATGGTACTTCTTAGATCAAGTTTGATGAATATACTCACTTTCCTAGCTTCGTAGATCCTAATATAGCTTGGACTAACATTTTAAAAGACTTATCTGGATGTAGAACCATATCTAATATTGTAGATAAAGTATAGTTTTTTGCCAAAAACGGCGATCCTTTCTATCAAGCATTATTGTTTAGATTAACTACTTTAGTGAAGAACTCTATGAGCGATGATACTAATATATCTACTCAAGCAGAAGCTATGCTTACTAAGATAGAGACTGTAGTTACTTCTGACATCAATAGCTATATTACTGTAAAAATCAGTGAAGATGCTGAAACTGGGTTTACTAAGATGGAATTGAAGGATAACACAGTAGATGTTAAAGCTGCTAATTATCCAAAGGTGTGGTCTCAGTATTTCTTTAATAACTCTGGAGTATATAAGTATAATGAAAATGGAGCTATTGTAGCTGCGGATGGAGCTAAACAAAGTTTAAGAGTTATAATAGATAATTTCAATCGAATTAGAAATGCATTTACTAACAATAGAGGTATATTGAGAGCTGGTGATAAGAATATAGACTTACACCTATAGGCTAATCAAGAATACTTGAAAGACATAGTAGTACGTATGCTAAATTCTGTAGGTATAGGTATAGATAAACCTACACTTAACAGAATGTTATTATCTGGAGATTATGGTAATCCTAGATTAGATCAATATACGTTACTGAATTCTTTCTTAGTAAACAGAATAAAGTTCGGAGGATTACCTAGATTGATAGAGACACTTGGTGTAATAAAAGATTCCATTAATAATGATGGAACTATAAAACCTATATAGACAGCAGAGGGTGTAATACAACCTACGCAAGTATGGGATAATTCAGGTTTTGTTAAAGAGATAGCCAATTATTACGCTTATCAACATGCTACTGATAAAAGTTTAAGTAGTTATGGACCTGATGGTAATACTTACTATATGGTATCTCAGAATAACTTTACTAAGGATAGACTTAATGAAATAGTAAACGATAAAGAAACATTTGATAATCTGAATGCAGTGGTGTATAATGGCAATTCTATAATACTTAATTCCGTTAAGAATGGCAATAAAGACTTATCAATTGAAACATTAATAAACTTTAAGGATACTACTTCACAAGATACAGGTAGAGACTATTTTGGTATTACTGATAGAGAGGACTATATTGCTAAAATGGTTGCCGTATTTAATGATAGAATTATATTCCCTACAGTAGCAGATAAGAAGACATATCATTTCATTAAAGGTATCAAGTTACCTCATGAAAGAATAAGATTCAACAATACTCCTCAAGGTGTGTTTATCCAATATGGAGAGCAGTCCTTAGACACTTTATTAGGTTATTGTTATGATGAATTGAATCAAATAGAGTTGTGTTTAAGACAAATTGATGATGATCCTACTCATTATGATGAAAGAACCGGCTTGCATTATAATGACGACGGTACTATAAATAACGATTGGTTAGAACCTAATAGAAGAATAAAGAACTTCCATACTCCCAACAAGGTAAGTTGGAAAGATAAAAATGGCAAAAAGCATACCAAGAAGTTAGAAGGTAATGGCGCTAGATTCTTATTACTAACTGGAATCAAAACTTCTAAAGGTTTTATTAGTTTTAACGATCCTATGAAATCTGCTAAGGAGAATCTTTAGACTGCTAAAGACTATTTCTTTAATTTATCTAGAGAAACATAGAAAGCGTTTTTAAGCTCTCTAATAAACGATCGTGTTAAATAGGAAATATCTACTGCTAAAGAATTAGGATTAATTGAAGGTAATGAAAATAACGATATATGGAGTTTACGTAATGTATTACTAGATGATACAGAATTAAGTAATAGAAAAGCATTTTATAGTCAATTAGATCCTACAAATGCCGAAGGATACGCTATCTTTGATATGCTAGCTGATTACACTATCAATAGTATTATATCAATTAATGAGGTAGAGAAACTATTTAGTGGAGCTCCTGCTTACTATAAAGTTAAGTATGACGAACGTGGTCCTATAGATGTATCTATTGATAAAATCAAACGTCTAGGTTCTCTTACTTCTACTGGATTGAATAACAGACTAGATTTCTTTAATGATCCTATTAGAGATGAATATGTAGTTGCTGAATTAAAAGACCATGAGATAATGGACAAACAGTACTACATATATGAAGGTCTATTTACTAGGGGTAACATTAAAGAAACTATTCAAGAACTGGAAGGTGAAGATGCTTGGAATGAAGTAAAAGACTTGAGTATACAGGAAATTGAAAAGATCTATCCCGAATCTGTTAAGCTGGCTAGACAAGCAGCTAAAGCAGAAGTAGAGGGTTATAAAGAAGGCATAAATGTAGCAGATGCTGCTGTATATATTAGTCCTAATATGACTAGAGATCTACTTAGAATGCGTGGTGTATGGTCTCCTGAAATAAAGAAAGCATTTGAGATACTTACTAATGAAGATACAGCTGATTTGTGGGATTCTGATCCCAAACTGTATGCTGAAGCTAATAAGGTTATATTAAATGCTATGAAGTATATGGCATTTGGTACTAGATTCAATGAAATACCTGGATTAGGTATACCTTACTTCAATAAGATGGCATTGTTCCCATTATTCAAAAGTATAGCTACTGGTGACATAAAAGCACTGTATGATAGAATGACAGACCCAGATAAACCAGTAGATATGGTATTATTTGATTCTGCTGTTAAAGCTGGTTCTAGATCTCCTATGAAGTTCTATAGAGTAGCTAAAGACAGTGAAATAGAACTAAGGGATGGACAGACTGTTCTTAGTGCCAAAGTTACTGATGAGTTAATTAATGAAGAAGGAAATACTCTTAATGATTTCAATAACTTAGTTACTTATACTTAGAAGTTTAAATACTTAAGACAACAGTTAGAAACTAATCCTCATACACATGAAGAGCAGATGGCTGGTACTCAGTTTATGAAAGTAAACTTGTCTAACCTACGTATGGATGATTTATATGGTATTGAAGGTAAGTAGGTAACTGGTAGAGAAATCAAGGATACTATTATGAATGCATTGAATAAATTGTCTGATATGGGTGTTCAAGACCTAAAGGATGAATTATTCAATAAAGACGGTAGTGTTAATGTAACTAAGTTAGCTAAGATGCTAGAAGATGATGCAAGAGAATCTGATGCTAACGATAATGTATTATCTGGTCTTAAAACAGCTAATAATCAATTTATTATTCCGTTATCTTCTTTATCTGATAATAAGTGGTTAGAAAGTAGATTTATTTCTATGATCAACAAACAAGTTATTGATGTTCATATACCAGGTGGAGCATTTATTCAAAGGTCTACCTTAGGTCTAGAGGCTACTTCTACTAAAGTAATAACACCTAATATGATAAATGACGGTAGAGTGCTTAAGTCTATTAATGAGGAAGGGTCAATGGATTCAGTAGTAAGTATAAACTTGTTTAAATATTTTATACCTAATTACGATAAACTGACATTTAGAGAAGCCAGACAATGGCTTATTGACCATGAAATTATTGGTGATAAAGCTACAGCTAACGCTATTGGTTATCGTATTCCTACTCAGTCTATTGCATCTATATCTCCATTACGTTTTGTAGATGTATTCCCTGAAATAATGGGTGATACTATTATGCTTCCTGAAGACTTTACTAAACTTACTGGTTCTGACTTTGATATTGACAAATTATATGTAGCTAGGTTTAGTTACAATAGTAAAGGAGTTAAAATTAATAAAGGTAATGCACTTAAATATGAAGAAGTACGTAGTTCTATAAAGAATGAAATGCTTGATGCTTATCTAAAAGTATTACTTACTAGAGATAACACTAACTCACTTAAGTTATCTATTGATAATGCTACAGAGAATGTAAAAGAAGTACTTAGAGATATTGAAGGACCTAGTAGTTATCATCCTACTCCATTTGAAGTATACTCTCCTACTTATCAAGAAGCTAGAAAAGCTGAATATACTGGTGGTAAAGCTGGCATTGGACCTTTTGCATTGAATAATGCACATCACATCCTTACTTAGCTTACTAAGCTTAGAATGACTAGAAACGAATTTACTAGCACTCTAGATATATGGAACTTAGGTGGTATATATGATACTCCTGTAAAAGGGATGTAGAAAGGCGGTAGAATACTTGACTGGCTGTCTGCTATGATTAATGGTTTTGTGGATATTGCTAAGGACCCATATATTGTAAGATTAAATGTTAATTCATGGACTTACAATATGGTATCTTTCTTATTACGTACTGGTAAAGGTAAACAAACATTCTATTTTGTTGCTCAACCTATTCTTAAAGAAATGGCGGAAGCTGTTATAAAGACTAAAGGTAAGTATGGTATAGACAGAACTAAGACCCCTACACAGTTAGAAAATGAAGCCATTGAATCTGTACTTGACAAATATGATCCTACTAAGAAGTATAGAAAGAAATATGAATTTATAAATAAAAATGATAATTCAAAAGCTAACGAATATCAGGATTTATTCAGAACCTATCAAAAAGAAAACGGTGAATATACATCTAGAACAAGAGAGTTGCTTAAACTAGATAAAGAAGAAATAAGTAACTTTAATGAAGAATAGGTTCGCATATACTATGCTTGGAAAGCATTGAAACCATATGCTGATTCACTAGCTAATCTTGTTAAATATTCTAAAGTAGATACTAAGAAAACGGGTAAAACCTTTGCAGAATAGCAGACATATTACAACGGTATGTGGGCAATGACAGAGGATGCTAACTTTGCAGATGGTGAGATAGAAAGGTTCTATAATGAGACTTTTATCGCTAAGAAAACTGAAAACAGTATTCCATTTGGTACTTCTATATTCAAGGATCTATTATTAAGAAATACTAGTACATTCTTGGATAAGAAAGATGTAATGTTAGCATTACTTGGTAGAAAGAATAATGCAGATTCCAAGTTATTGAATGCTCTTATTTCAGGAATGGAAGCTCAAATTAAGAGTGGATTCTTTAACTAGTTTATATATCAAAATGGTATTGACATCACTAGTATGTTTACTGGTAAAACGTCAATGGCTAAACGTATCAACAATTTCAAACATTAGATATTGAAAGGTAATCCAAAACTAAGTAGATTCTTGAATAACGATGGTACGATAAATAATGACTTTATAAACTATTTGATACCAAATATAGATTACAACGGATTAGATTTTATCGACACTTCTGCGTTATTAGATGCAGATTAGTCTTAGGCTAATAATTTAATAAATTATTGGAGAGAATTAATAGATGATCCAGAACCAAAAGTAAGTCAATTGTTTAAGGACTTAGTAGTGTATGCATTTATCACATCTGGAGATAATCCTACTATGAACTCGTTCTTCCAATATGTTCCAAATAGTTATAGAATATCAATAGGTTATACTGATTATATTCAGACTAAATTAGATGAATTATCTAATGGGGTTGATCAATCTATAGTAAGAGATGACTTATTCTTAAACAATTGGTAGAATGACAAATTAGTAAGACCTGTAGATTTATATAATAAGAAAGGAGTTAAACTATATTCTATATCGTTAAACGACCAATCCGTCGTTCCTAATATTATAATGGGAGAAAGGCAAGATAAAACAGATAAGCCTGCCATTAGACCTAGTAATTGGATAAAAATGATGGATATAGATAATGAAGGTCAAACAAAAGAAAGAAGTTTTCCTATATTCTATCCGTATATTAAAATAAATGATGGTTTAGGGTATACTCCAGCTAATTATCATGTATATTCTCTCATAGGTTATAAACAAGCTGCTGATCCAGATACTAAACGTTTGAATTACATACCTATTTATGGATTAGTATCTAAGAAAGGCTACAAATATAGAGGTCACACTGTAGTAGAATATGGTAAGGAATCTCAATTTGACTTTAATAGAGAAAACGTATGGGATTATACAGAAGCTTTATAGAACCAGGAAGCATTAGCTGATATGTCTGATGAATATAGTAAGCCTAACTGGTAGAACTCTGATATTCATTTAATCACAGATCTTCCACCCTATTAGAATATGAATTATGCTAAAGAGCAATAGGATATGGTATTTGAATGGGAGCAAGACGATAAAGATGAAAGTGAACAAGGTGTAGTACTTGGTGAAGCAGAAAGTACTTTATCTCAAGAATAGTTTGATGAACGAATGCAAAATGAAGTAGATGCCATTCAACAAGTTAGAGATTACTTAACTGAATTAAGTAAAGATAACTCAGAATTACTTGATCAAATAGATTCTAAAGTAGAAGAATTTACTCAATTATTACGTAAAGAAAATCCAACTACTCCAGAAGAAGTGGAAGGTTTGATTAACAAATTTATATGTAATTTATAATATGAATAAATATTGTCCAAATAAAAATCTTCCAGAATGGAAGGAGTTAGTAGAGGTAGTAGGTGAAAATAAAGCCTACTACCTTTGGGATTAGAATAAAGGTAATGGGTTAGATAAGGCTTCTAATGGAGAGGATTCTAAGCTGTTTTCAGACCTTTTAAACAAGTTTGATGGAGATCGTAAACAAGCTATCTTAGCAAAGGCTGAAACCTTTACAAATGCATTTAAAACACAATTATCAGAAGAATTATCTAAACAAGTAGATAATAATGGAGAGTTGTTAATTGAAGCATATAATAAAAGATATGATACTAACCTATTAGGTCAATTAGGAGAATTTGTGGATACCGTAGATGTTGTAAATTTCTTCATTAACCATAAAGAGGTTGCGCCTCAAACTAAAAATCTTCTTAAATATTTAAACAAAGTAAACAGACCTTTCATTATTCGTGAAGGGCATAAGAAGGGATCAAGAGCATCTTCTGGTTCTGCATTATATCTATATTCAGACATAATCAAAAAATCCTCAGTACAACAGAATGCTGAAGATGTTGCACACGAGATGTTACATATATATTTAAGGAAAGAATATGATAATAATCCTAAATTCAGATCTGAATTAGATAAATTACAAGAAAAATACAGGCAAAAGTTAGGAGACAGCTGGTATGGACTGGGATTAAAAGATGAAAGTGATGAATTTTTAAATGAGTTCTTATCTAACTCTAACCTTAGAAGTGAATTATAGAAAGTAGATAAAACCCTCTTTCAACGTATATGGGAGACTATATTGGGATTAATAAAAAATATATTTGGTAAAGACACGTATAGATTACCAAAAGACTTATTAAATGCTCAAACATATGCTGTGAGTTTACTAAATAAGGTAAATCAAGGAGAAGTAAGTATATACAGTGTACTTGATTTTCCAGAAAGGTATACAGGAGAAGAATTCAATAAACTTGATGTAAGACAATAGGAATAGATAGATAAATTATACTAGAAAATACAAAAGGGTCTAAAGGATAGATTGAATGCCATTAAGCATTATAGTGTGAAGAATCCCAGAACGTGGAATCAGATAACTACTTTAATATCCCAATTATCTAAATCTGAAACTGAACAAGGTATGCTGCAATTCGTATAGCATGTTAGTGATACTATAGGAGATAGTATAAAATTCCTATCTAAACCAATAGATGAAATTAATGCTAAGCAAATTAGACAGTTATCTAATGACTATCTAGGTTTCTATAAACCACTAATAGATCAAATTCAGTATGCTGTAGATACTACAGATATATTCAAAGAATTACCTGATTACGCAGAGATAAAACAAAAGATAACAAATATAGATAAATAGCTAACTACTGTAAATAATAAATTTACTAATGTACTTAAGTAGAAAGGCTACCAGTTACTATAGGAATATTTACAATCTAGAGCAGTACCATAGGAATACATAGATAAGGCAATAACTTGGTTAGACGATCCCAAACATGATATAAATATATTTATAAACTGGTTTGGTATGGCTAGTAATAGTGACAATATGATTGTATAGACTATAGCTAATATGCTTTAGAATACAATGAATAAAACAGATAGAGAGACACTATAGGTAGGCACCGAATTAGTTAAACAATTAAATATAGTTAAAGAAAAATATGGTAATGATGTTCAAAAGCTGTTATATGAAAAGTATGACGATGGTACGTATACAGGTTTAAGAGTATCTCCAATAAATAAAGGGCAGTTTAAGAAAGATCAAAAATAGTATTTAGACGAATTAGCTAATAAGTTAGGCATACAAAAAGATGAAAATGATCAATATGTAATGCCTGATAATGAAGATATTCAAAAGAAATGGTTTGACGGAGTAAATAAATTCTATTCCGAAAGAGCAGATAGAAAATACAAATCTGAATATTATACTACTAGAAATAAAATGCTCTCTATGAAAACTAGAGACGCCATAAATGAAATTAACAACTATATTAACACTATAGTAGATCCTATTACTATAGATGGAGTAGAATATGATAATTTACTATCAGAATCAGAGTATAATTCTCTACTTAATCTGCGTAAACAAAAATCTTTGTTAGCTAATAGATATAATCTTGATGGAAGTGTAAAGACTGGAGATGATTTATTAATAGCAAATGAGTTATCTGCTTTTAATGAGTTAGTACAGAAACACGTTAAATATAAAACTGACAAAGAAAGATACAACAAAGATAGATCTAAAATAGTAGCTAAATATGGAGAAGGTTCTTCACAGTTGGCTTTATGGGAATCCAGAAATCTTAAGAAATAGTATACACAAGAGTTTTATGATCAATTGGATAGTATAATAAAAGCAGAACAATCCGATGATTATAAAGAAGCAGTTAAGAAACGTAGAGAATTTCAATAGTTGTTTAAAGATCCGTATACTAATAAGATTAATCCTGATTTAATGTCTGACTCTGAGAAAATAGAAATGCTTAAATTAGACTAGAATATAGCTAATCTTTATACTTGGAGAGAGCAAGTTGCTACTGAAAAGAAATTTAGTGATATAGCAGAAGTAACTGTTACAGAACAATATTATAAAGATAGCTAGGCAGCTAGAGAGTCGGGTACTGAAGCTTATAATGATTGGTTTAATAAAAATCATTATGAGGATGGTAGAGGTAAAATGCATCCAGCATCATATTATACAGAGTTAAAACCAAAAGATGAACTGTTAGAAAAGTATACAGAATATGCACCTATAAGTAGATACTCTACTTTAGATAATACATCTGATTGGTATAATAAGAATTGGGATCCATCTGGACCTGCCATACAACCTAATAAGAAGTATTATGATAATAGTAAAGCATATAAGGAAGTAACAGATAAACCAGAATTAAAGAAACTATATGACAGTTTGTCTGATACTATGAAAAAGGCTAACGAATATATATCATTTTTAACGTTTGCAGATGATAACAGAATGCCGTAGATACCAGCTAGATTCATGTAGGTGCTTGGTAGAAAAGACAATGTACTCAATGCCTTAAAATATGTATTTGAGGATATAGCTGTTACAAAAGTAGATGACATGGATTATGTTGAAGAGTTTACTACAATGCCTAATGGAGACCCTATCAAAGTAATACCTACTAGATTTATAAAAATGTTAGATGATACTAATGAAATATCTACTGATGCTGTAGCATCTACTATAGCTTACTATAATATGGCTGCTAATTATAACAATATGGTAGAACAATAGGATGACATAGAACTTCTACTTAATCTGCTTAAAAATATTTAGATAAGAACTAAGAAGGAGTTAAAAACAGCAGGTTCATCAAATATATATAAACAAGCTTAGTTATTAGTTGACAGAATAATGTATGGAAGAAATAAGACTCCTATTATTGTAGATATTTTGGGTAAAGAGATAAACGTAGGTAAGACACTTGATATAATAAGAGGTTTTGTTACTAAGGTAAACTTGTCTGGTAACCTATGGTCTATAGGTACTTCTTTCTTTACTGATGCTACTTATACTACTTTAGAGGCTAAGATGGGAAGATTCTTTGATATGAATGATCTCAAATTTGCTTCTGGTGAATTTGCTAGACAATTACCATATATAATGGCAAATATTGGTAATCCTGTTCCTAAAGGTAAATTGTCATACCTGATGTAGCTTAATCAAGTAATAAAGGATAACAAAGAAATATTTGATAGGCTTGATGAAAGTTAGGTATTAAGATCTATAAATTAGAATTTCTGGTTTGCTGGTTATACCTAGTCTGATTATACAGTTAAAAGTCATACAGTTATAAGTATATATCATAGCTATAGATTTGTAGATGGATAGGGATTTATGACTAAACAATAGTACATAGATAAATTTAATTCTAATAGTACTAAGTTTGAGTAGCTACCAGTTACTTTATATGATGTATTTAAAGAGGATGAGAATGGAGATATAAAAGTATAGGATAAATATAAATAGTACGTTAACGATAAGTTATAGAATGAAGTAAGGAATAGAATTAATATACTTACTTAGAGAATAGATGGTACTCTAAGAGAGATAGATAAAGCAGCAGTACACGCTAATGCTATTGCTTCATATATAGTACTACACAGAAACTTTATGATATCTGCATTACATGATAGATTTAAGAGAAGACAATTTAATCTTGATTTAGGAGTAGAAGAAGAAGGATATTACAGATCTACTGGTAGGTTCTTAAAGAATGTTATAGGGCAGAGACATTTTGCTATAGCCTAGTTATTAGCAGATTATGATAATTTAAAAGAATACGAGTAGTATGCTGTTAGAAGAACACTGAATGAATTAGTACTTATAGCAGCTTCTACTGCAGTAGCTCTTGTAATGGCATCAATTGTAGATGGAGACGATGAGTACGATACTTGGTTAACATAGTCTATTACATATTTAGCTATGCGTTCTGCTTTTGAGTTTAGAACTATGTATAACCCATTTGAATTTATGTCCTTAATTAAGTCTCCTACAGCTGCTTTTAACTGGTTTGATAATGCCTCTAGTTTTATTAATCTTATGAATCCAGCATCATATGTAGGTGATAGAACCCCATTTACAATAATAGATAGAGGACCTTATAAGGGATTACCAGTTATATTGAAAAATATAATTAAAGTTACTCCTATTAAGAGTATCATAGAAGCAACAGACCCAAAAGCAAAAAGAAACTATTTATAGAATTAGTTAATGAACTTCTAAAAGTTTCTATCTAAATTATCAATTCGTTAGATATATTGTAAAAAGAAAGGCTGAGTATTAAGTTACTCAGCCTATTTTGTTATGAGAGTTCATCACGCTCCTCATAACTATAATAATCTTCCTCAGGTAGTTCAGCACTTATAGTATCACCGAATCTATAAGTATCTAGAAATAATCTTTGCGCTAATTCTGGAACAGGCACGTTTGCCCAAAATCTATTTATTTCTAATGCTGCATTTACATTATATGTTTTACCTACTGATTTAAGATCATTAATATCTTTCTTATATTTAGGATTACTTAAACAATATACAGTATAATGCTTACTATTTATAGTAATATACCTAGTATTATATAGAGAATCTAGATTCTTAAACTTCCTATATCTATCTATAGATTCTTTAGTATTTACACTACTATCATATACAAGAAAGACCTTTTCTTCTAAAAAAGGTCTATTTTTATCTGTAGTATAAGCGTTTATGAATCCACTTTCTACAGTTAAATCATTCCAAGTAAGATTATCATCTAATAATGGTACAATGTATATACTAACATCATTCAAGTTCTTCAACACCATTATTCTCGTAATATTTACGAGTATGTTCCCAATTGTCTGAACTGATATGATATGAAATTTCTTTTAAAGTATCTGCTATAATATTTCTACGTTTGAGTAACTCCTCTTCGTTAAACATATTAAATACTCTAACTTCGTATTTTCCATTTGTTTGTATCGCAATAATATACGCTTCAAAATCATAATCATCTGGATTAAGATTTAATTCATTAAGCATATACCAAGTAATAGCACAAAGGTAAAAAGCTATTTGCCTGTAATAATCGAATTCTTCTACAGAATGTTTAAAATTATAAACATCACTAGTAGTTTTAAGGTCTATCAAAATGATTTTCTTATTAACATGATCAAACATTACTCTATCAAGTAAAGATTTACATTTTACATCATATAAATCCCAATTAATATGATACTCATTATGACAGGTATATGTAGTTGGAACATTAAACAGCAAATTATTTGCTGCTACATGTTCTTGTAGGTTTTCCTTAATTTGCTTTAGCATAGTTAAATCAGCAAATGAAATAACCTTCTTTGTAGAACTTACTTGTAGATAAGTAATATACTGACTATAAGTTTCTACAATGTGCTTTGCTTCTGATCTCTTTATATCTACTCCTTTACTATTACTATAAGAATTATTATAGGCATCTAGTAATAGCTTCTCCTCATCTATTAAAGGATCAGTTAATTTATGAGTACTATAATACTCACATAAATCCTTCTGTTGTTTTACTTTTGGAACTTCAAAATCTAATATTTCATAGTCTTTCCAAAATTCTTCTGGCTGAAGAATATACTCATGTATCATAGTCCCTTTTTCAAGAAACTTACCTGATATACCTTCTTCATTTCCATCTAGCATATCACGAAGATATCTAGGTCCTTTCTTAAGAAACCATCCTATTGCACTGTTACTAATGCGTGTATTATCTTCATAATATGGGATATCAATTTTCATCATTTTTTTGCAAATAAACTAATTGTTATAATAAAAATAGCAAATGCAAGAAACGTTTAATTTTTTGTATTATCTTTTTCACTTAGTACAAAATCTTTGAAAGCTTTAAGCCGTTCAATATCTTTATTAACCTCTAGATAGAAAGAATAGTAAATAAAGGCATCACTAAAATGTCCAGTTTCTAATCTACTCTTCATAATATCTAAATGTTTTTCTTTCTTTTCCTCTCTTTCAACTAATTCTGATTCAATAAAAGCATTAAACTTTCGAGTCATTAATACTTCATTTACTTTCTTCTCTAGTTTACTGTAAATCTTCTGTAATAAGTTCATTTTCTTCAATATTTAAATTAGTTTCCCAAGGTATATCGTCTTCTTCTATAACTTGTTCTTCTGTATCTATAATTACAGGTTCATAATTATCCTTATTATTATACATATCAGTTAATAATGAACAATTATAATAACCTAATTTTCTTAACTCTGGTCCTTCATGCCAATGTCCATAGAAATGAGCTATCTTATGTTTAGCTACATTTCCTAATAACTCATTGTTAAATGGGTTATCATGAGTAATTAAGATATCTATATCATTAGGTATCTTATTATAATGAGTAATTACTTCATCAGAAGTATTCTCTTCACCTGTATCTGGATCTATTTCTCCTACATTTACTCCTCTATCCTCAAAAGCCCATCTACCTTTTTGAAATGATATAGGTTTAATATAAGGACATCCATAAAACTTTATACCTTCATAAGTATATTGTTCATCTATTAATATAACTAATTTACCATTAGTTCTTACAGATAAATCTTGTTTTAACTCATTATAATAACCTTTATTATAAGCATCTTCTAAGAAAAAATCATGATTACCAGGAGTAATAATAACTTTCTTACATGGTAATCTGTTTACCCAATTAGTAAATCTATTATACCACCAATGTCTAGATGCATCTATAGACCGTTGATTATTTAAATCAACGATATCTCCTGCAATGCATAATACATCACATTCTGGTATATCTATAAATGAACCATGTATATCACTTAAACTACATATTTTCATGGTTAAAATTTAAAGGCTAGTATTTCTACTAGCCTTATTTGTTAATTACGCAGCTGTTTTAAGGTTAACTATAAAACGTTCAGTTTCATCTTCATAATCATCGTCATCCCACATATCGTCATCGTCATTGTCGTCATTATCATCTTCGTAATCCTCATTAGAATCATATTCTACAATTTCTTCTTCTTTTGTAGTAATATTTAAATCCTTTAGAAGATCAGCATTAGATATTTCAGGGAACATTAACTTTTCATCAATAAATGATAAGATATTATCAATAGATAATAAGTTAAAGTTACTTACAATAAATTTATAAATAGAATCAATATTACTCTCTTCTATACCTTTATCCTTTAAAATCTCTTTAAGGAAACGAGCATTATCGTTAGGCTCAAAATGGCGACTATAACGAACACGAGAACAACGATCTTTTAGATAACAGTTAACTCTTTCTTCATTATTACATGTAAAAAGAACTAACTTCTTTGCATTTGTCTGCACACCATCTAACCATCCTAATAAGTCTTCTGTATCCCAATGCTTATCTACTTCATCAAAAATTACTACTACTGGAGTAGAGAATTTACGAAAGAAGTCATTAATCATATGTGTAGGGAAATCTTCATCTACTACAAATATGGGAAGATTAGACTTTTCTGCAATGACTTTAGCCATAACAGTTTTGCCAGTGCCTTTGATACCACTAAGCATTACACCAGTAGATAGTTTACTAGTATTATTAAAGTAATTAATTACACGTTTTACAAAGATTTCGTCATCTTTAGTCGTGTAAACTTTCTTAGGTAAGCTAAGTGATCCATCTTCTTCAAGGAATACTCCTACTCCAAATCTATCAAACTTCAAGTTGTATACTTTACCGTTTACTAAATCACAATCCAAACCATTAGGTTTTGTTACTATCTTGTTGTCTACTTTAATAAATTCTGACATAATCTGTTATTTTTTAGTTTTTAATTCATTGATCATTTGATCAACTTGTTTTTGGTTTCTTACTAAGTATAGCTTATACTTAGCATTACTCTTCATAAGAGTATATTTAAAGATTTTCCAACGCAAAGGAAATGAATCACCCATTAAGCCTTTACATTCTATTATAAAGTCTTCTCCAATAAAGTCTGGTAAGTACGTCATAGCTCTTACCTTTTCTCCATTATATTCAAATTTAGGTATTAATTCAAAGTGGATTGCTTCATATTGCGCTGGTATATTAGCTTCTTTAAGTTTTTTATATGTATATGTTTCAAGTTTACTTCTAAACTTAATTCCATCATATACATTAGGAGTCGCATTCCTTACTTTCCCCTAATTCTTTTTCTTCTTTGGTATTTTGCTTTTTAATTTCGCCATATAACCATTCTTTTATTTCTTCAAAACTATTTGCTTTAATAGCATCAGATATATCTTTAGCTTTGAATTTCTTATGTACTAAAAGCCCTTCTAAGCCTGTTTTAAGGCTCATTTTGCGAAGATATTTTACGCCTGCATTATCTCTATCAAACAGAATGATAATGCGCTTAAAACGCTTCTTAAGGCCTTCTAATATATCATTAGGTATAAATGTACTTTCTGATGAAGGAGATATAGCTGGTATTCCCATTTCATAGAGGCACATTACATCTTTCATACTTTTAGTTATAATCAAAGTATCACCTTTACTTGGTAATTGAGCATATCCTTGTATGTCATACTCAGTAAGGTTATTCCTCCATTTAGTATATTTATCAGCTAAAGGCCTATATATTTTAAAGTTATTATATACTTTATAAGCATACATTGGATTATCTTCTTTATATATTCCTTTAACTATTCCATTACATAAGTAATACTTAATACTATTCACATTAAATTTCTTTAATGTCTTTTCGGAGATATTAAACTGAGACCAATAATTGATATCAGTAGGAGTAAATTTCTGTCTTACTATACCAATTACAGTCTCAGATGAAGGTATATATTGCTTAGAGCTATCGAGTTTAGTGTCTGTAGTAATATTAAGCTGTTTAACAATATCTTTTAGTATATCATTATAATTTGTTAAACCTGTATACAATGATACAAATTTAACTATATTACCACATTCACCTGTTCCATGGTCCTTGAATAGTAACTGTTTAGTTCTCTTGCTATAATAGATTCCAAAAGAAGGATTCTTATCCTTACGAAATGGACTATTATATATAGCACCAACCTTAAACTGTCCAAGGTAGTGAGCATATATATCATACTCACTTACTTTAGATAATATATAATCTAAAGTAATATCAGTAGGGATTTTAACCCTTCTTTTGTCATACATATTGTTGTATAATTAATTGTGGGAGAGGATGGATTCGAACCACACCACACGCTACCTCCTAGAGGCCTGTACTACTCCATTACAGTTAACGCATCCCCCGTATATCCTATGTACTCTCACTACTATAGGATAATATTTGTTATTATTTGTAAATCTTTTTATGTACTAATTCTCATTTCCTTATTTTTTAGTTAGTAAATGTTAGCTAGTCCCCGAATTATACTTTTTCAGTCTGTGTTCGCACAATAATTATAAAGGAATATCGTCAATAGTCTTTCTAAAATAGAATCCGTGTATTACCTAGATAATTTTTATAAAAATAGAAAGCAAATAAATCTTTAACAAATTAAAGCTAATTTCTTTCAAACCGTAAAGTAAACTATCGTATCATAGGACTCACACCTATCTTTGTACACCGCTATGCGGGATTAAGGCATAGCTGCTCTTTATGGCATAACGTCTCCTAGTCTACTTTAAATAATTCTCGTATTTTCTTAATCTTAATATTAGCTGAGTCTTTATTAAGACACTCCCCATGATTGATTACAATGTTTTCTTTAGTCTGTTCTATGTCTAATGGAACAGCTCTTCCCATTCCCCAACCATTTTTATATCTACCCTTCTGATGAGCAAACATATAATAGCGAAAAAACCAAGGACTAATGCCATTAAGTATTAATCCTCTATTTAACGAATCTTCGTGTCGTTTAAGACATACATACACCTCATATCTTACATTAGACTCTCCTTTATAAGTACCGCTACTATCTAAAGTAGAATCACATGAGTATACCGCTACTCTATAACCTAAATTCTCAAGTAAATCAACAATTTGCATTGCTGTATATGCTTTATTAAGCATTTCTTCAGAACCTATATTACAATTTTCAGATATGACAACATATACATTTATTAAACGTCCACTTCCAATTCCATGAGTTTTAATTCGTTTTTTCATAGCTGGAAAACCTTCTATTAGACGGTCATAATTCATATCATCACCGTCTAATTCATCCCATTTGTAATCTCTTTTAGATCCTCCAAGACTTAAATTAAGATTAAGTTTTTCTAATCTATCTAAGCCTTCCTTATAGCCATATTGATTCTTCTTAATATTAGCTATATCCATACCTCTAAAAGATTCCTCTTCCCTTATTAAATGCTGTAACGTATCTTGTATATTACCTTCAGGAGTAGGATTAAGAGCATCTTGATAAAACTTACTAATACTATCGTATGTATAAGTTAATTTCGTCATATTACACTTTAGTTGTTTTAAGTCTTTGTTCTCTATTTGTTAGCCAACGAGTTAGCTGTTCTTTCTCATTGTCTGTCCAATTAATAATTAGACGCCATTTCCAATCTAAGAAATGACTATATTTTAGTCTATGTCCTGCTTGCACCATACGAGTAGAACATACCTTTCGTATGCCTTGTTCTTGTACAAATTCTCTAAGAGCATAGACATAATCAACAACTTCAGTGTCATATTTACTCTCATACTTAGCAGAATACGTAACCTCTACAATACCGCCTATAAATCGGTCTATAGTTGACGCATCTAACTGGTTATTCGCTACATATTGACGATCGCAACCGAAACCAAAAGTATTACTAGTAGCAATAATAATACATTCCGGATGCCGATGAACTAAGCCTGTGGTTGTCTCAATTTCATCATTAGCTAACGCTGCATTTAGAATCTGCGCCACAGCGGGATCTAAAGCTGTTATCTCGTCAATCAATATAATAGATGGTTTAGCGTAAAATTCTCCAAATCGAGTACTTTCACGTGTCGGATACTTATAACCAATAAACTCAGTAGCCGAAGTCCCAATGCCACAACTAATACATAAGTATGGCAAATCCATGTCTGTTGCAACATTTCTTGCCATTGTACTTTTACCGCATCCTGCAGGACCAACCATCCATATATTCTTTATGCCAGAATCTATAGTTTTACGTAACTTATCTTCTGGCTCAAGGTCAGTAAATTTAAATCCTAAGTTCTTACTGTCCTCTAGATACTTTAGTCTTTCTGCTTCTATTTGTTCTTTTTCATACTTATCAAGTAATTCATTTATCTCTACTTCTTTTTGTTTGAAAGACATACAATGAACTATCTTAATAGCAGTTAAAGATGTCTTGTACTCGTTACCAAGATAATCGATAAATACAAATTTACCAAACGAGTCTTTTAACTGGTAAATATCTTTTCTCTGATTTAATCGTTTCTTCTTTCCATTTTCTTTAATAGTAGTGGAAATAGCTGCATAAACAATGTCTCCTTCTTTTAACTCATCACGCTTAATATTATGTCCATCTTTAATATTAATGTTTTGAATTGTATAGTTAGAGTCTATTATATCTGCTTCTTTACCTACTTTTTTAAGGAAAGTTTTATTAATAAATTTTGATAAACGCATTATAAATTGATTTTAGTTATACAAAATAAAAACGAGGATTATACATTTTATAGTATATAATCCTCGTATCGCTATATTTACCTAGCGTAGGTAGCTATTTCATTTGTAGAATTTATCAGAACGGCAAACCGTAAGGATTTGCTTCTGTAGTATTAGTAACTGCAGCTTCCATAGTAGGAGTTATACTGCTCATAGTTGAACCAATACTTGCTACAGGTGTCTCAACATCTGCAACAATAGGCTTAGCAAAGTTATCAATACGTAATTCAGTAATCGCTGAAGTCTGTCCTTCAGGTAATACCATAGGTTCTACAAATGTATATTTTGCATATGACGGAAGAGTAGTATACCCTTTATCGTTATATACAACTTTGACTCTTAGAAGTTTAGACTTATCTGCATTATTCAAATAATCTACTACTTCTTTAGAGAATTCTTCAAATTTAGTACCGTTAAATACAAGTTGTTCATCCTTATAGAAACAAAGCAACAACTGCATAATACGAGAAAATTGATTATCTTCTTTCTTCTGCACTGCTTCATCACTAAGTTCACCATTCTTATTATCAGGTTTCCACTCAGTTTGTACTAATGTTGCTCCGTCTTTCTCAAATGTTACCTCAAAGAATTTTCTACCTGTAGGAGATTCTGCTACACGTGCACTCTTAAGTGCTACATTTTCTTGAATACCTGCGGGGATAAACTTAACGTCATTCTTTGTTACTTGTTGCGCTCTTTCTTTACTATACATATCTTATTTCCTTTTTTTATTCTGGTAAATAGATTCTATCCCAATGGGTAGTAATCTTGTTATTTTCATCACTTTCTGCTATTACTATCTTTTTTCCTCTAATATGAGGGGCTCTTGCTTCTCGTATAGAGTTATCTCCTCCTTCAAATGAAACTATTGTTTCATTCTTTTTACGATACACATAACCTACAGCATCAGCTTCACCACATACTATGTCTCCTAACTTACCTACAAGATCTAGAGCCATTTCTGTTAGTTCTTCTCCCTCTTTGTTAATCATCTTATCTTTAGTATGTCCTACTAAGATAAAATTATCACAAAGCTCTTTAAACATATCTATGACCTTACGTACAGCTTGTCTAAGATATAGATAACCACTACCATTTGGTAATGTTCTAATGTCTTCTCCTTTATATGTCTTACCCATAGGAGTCTGACGATAAAGTGTAGCTGCATAGCCTAGACACATTTCCTCTAATCGAGTAGCATTATCTATAGCTATGTATTTATAAGGCTTTTGACCTGTTTGAGAAATCTTCTGCCTAATTTGATTAGCTATCTCAGCCAAATCATTAATATTACGTGCTTGAATAGAAAGTGCCTCTAAGAATTCAGAGCCACCTTCTAAGTCTATAATTAGACAACCATCAAGCATAGATAGTAATGTAGTTTTACCAGATTTAGGTTTGCCAAAGAATATTAAAAATCTTGGATTCTGTACTCTTGGCTTATTTTTTTCTGTTGGTAGTACTAACATGTTAAAATAGGTTTTTACCTATTTTACTTTTATGATATGATAGTATATGACAAAATTTGGAAATATATGATAAATAAAGTAAAATTAGATATTTAGAGTTGCATTAATTTCAGTGCTATTATTAATCATAATAATAATATTATTGATAATTGCCTGATCTTCTTCAGGCATACTGATAATATAATTACGATTGTATTTCGGGATAAGCTTATAGCCTACCTGGATGAAATTTCCGTATTCCTTAACCGGAGTACCATCCGGCAAACGAAAATCATAAAGCGGTTTATGACAACTACGACGCATTTTTGCATAGTCATCAAGTTTCTTCATTGCAAGATCAAACTGAGTTGCAAGATTGTAATTGTCTACCTTATACGGGCAATAAGTACATTTACGATACTTAGCTACGTCACAAGGAGAATAGATATCTGCACCGAAACGAATCTTATCGTTCGGTCCAATATATTGGTAACTAAAGGGAGTCTCTTCTGTGTCGATACCATCAATCAACAATTCTGGATAAGCTAAAGCTAAACGCTTTAACAGATAGTTCTTATACATACCTTTTTTATCACACTTTTTATTCGGAAGAGTTACTGTAAAATATTTTCCCATAATTTCAGCCTATTTTATTGTTAAATACTACTTTCTGCTCTGATGTAGTACTTTCAGTCTCTATTAAATTGCCGTATTTTAACTCGTTGTTAAATTCTAATATACAAGGTTCTCCATCTCTTACTTTAAGAAAGTGAAGATATACTTTGTCTTTTACAGGTAAGCGCTTAACACCGTATATAGCTAAATTTAATAGTTCTGGGCGATGAATTGCTATTACAAAGTCACTCGCTTGGAATATTGCATCAGATGCAGCCAAGTCACTCCTCATTGGAAAATGACTTGAAGGATTATTTATCCTATCAGGAGCTTCAATATTTCGATTCATCTGTGAAAGTTGTATAATACTCGTATTAGATAATTTCTTTTTACGAATAAACATTTTCTGTAAATCTATTATTACCGCTCTTTCTCCACCATCTCCATTAACAAGTAATACATGGTCTAATACTACTATTAGCCAAGTATCCTTATCAATACTATCATGGAATTCATCAATTGCTTGTTCCATTTGTTCAACACTTAGAGGAGTATCAACAAAGTATATTGGATACTTTTTTAATACTTCAGCTTCCGATAAAGCTTTCTCGAATGTTTCATCCTCTAAAGTCTCTTTACCGCTGTATAATTCAGATACAGTTTTTCTCACTCTATTACTAATAGCTCTACCTACATTTCGATAGCCTACCATTTCAAATGAGAAATAAAGAACTTTGATTTTCTGATTAGGATTAAGATCAATTAAATCAAATATTAGCGTATTTGCAAATGAAGATTTACCTGAACCAGATATACCTGCAATAGTAAAGATCATATTAGGTTCAATTCCACCAGTAGCGAAATTAAACTTCTTCCATCCTGTCTTTAAGGACGTTATTTTCTTCTCTTTTCTATCTTTAATATACTGAACAGATTCATCTACTACTGAAGATATAGGTTTAAATTGTATTTTCTCCATAACCACAATATTCAGTTGTTTCAGTGTTCATTTGTTCCTCGTAACATTCCCACTCATGTTGAGTGAGCCATTTCCACATAGTTTTCATATAACCTATTTTGCCTGTTTGCATTTTATTATCAATTTCGTACCTCAGACAAGCCATGACATGTTCATGCATTGCTTTGGATTTACCTATGATACGGTTATATTCTTTTCTACATTTATTTACATTTGCCCTTAAAAAACCTTTAGTTCCATCAGGTCTTATAACATAAACTGGAAATACTTCATAGAACTCGTCAAACATACTTTCTCTATCTTTCTTAATAGTTTCAAGTAGTTCTTCAGAAGGACTATAAATTTTATTGTTGTCAGAAGTAGTTACTACAACAATGTTACGATTAATTAACTCTTGTATCTCTTCTTCATTAACTCGGCTGAGAAGTTCATGAATGTCTTGACTATTTATTTGATTATCATTCAATACAAGAGAAATAAATACTAGTTGATTTATTGATAAATTAAATTTATTTAATAGAGATGTATCTAGTTCTAGTATCATAAGCATTAAAGTTTATGACAATTATAGAATTTGATACAATATGTTAGATTCTGTTAAAACAGTTCTAATTGTCTTGGTTGTAATTCCTCAATTATCTTAAGAGCTTCCTTAAGATAATATCGGTAATTAATTTTGCGTTCTTCAATTGGCTTATTGTCAAACTTATTTAGAAGAGTAACACCAGAAGCAGTAAGCATATTTTGATATGCTGGTACTCCATTATTATCTTTCCATTTCCATAGATATCCACCATTAGTAGATGCATAGAAACGGTTAGTTCTTTGTTGCTCTTCATTCATATATTCAACATGCCATTGTTTACCAGTTTTCTCAGACATTAGGAATTTACGTATATCTTCACATTCTTTAATTGTCTGTTCAACTGGTATTCCATCTACAAAGTATTTAATTATAGCTTCGGGTATTATCTTTGCAGATAATCCTTTTCCTAACAATACTTTAGTAATAAACATACCTTTTGTTTTAATTAGATCAGGATTCTTAGTTTCCTTATATCCTTCTCTAACTGCAATATAATCATTAATTGCATATTGGTACATAGCTTCAAAACGTTCTTCTTCAAGAGTAAGTTTTGTAAGTTGTTCCCAATTTCTACAAATAGTGTTAACTTGTTGATAGCTATCTTTCTTAAGTAATACAAATAAACCATCTGTATTAGCTTGGACGATTCGGCATCCTACTTGTGTTAATTTCTCTGCTAACATAAGTAATAGTAGCTGACCATTTATCCTGATTTTCATTACTGCTTCAGGACTATAACAAAAATTATGTTCATTTTGTAGATTACCTGATAAACCATTTAACGCTAACTTTAATGTCTCATTCTTCACTTTATCTCCATTATGTTTTGCTTCTATTCTCTCTTCTTTAATCTGAGAATATACTTCTAAGAACTCTGGACCTAAATGTTTAGGATAGAATCCATATTCAATTAACATACTTGGGTATAGTGATGCGACATCGATGTCTATAAGCATCTCATTTTCTTTAGGAATAATTATTTCTGGATCATTCTTAGAATGAATTCCTCCTACTCCTACAGTATAGCGTAATCCTTCAAATACAAAGTTGTTCTCATATCCTTTCCTACCAGGAGATACTATTTGACTTTTCATATCATTTAGTACTTTCTGTAATATAGGACTATCATATTTAATAAATGGTAGTATTACATCCTTTAAAGGAATATAATCCATTGGAGATCTTAATCCTTCAATATCCCACCAAGACAAACCTGTCTTTTCTAGATACTTCTGAGTTAAAATCTTCATTCCAATATTTACACCATCTTTACTGAGAACTCTTACTCCATATTCGTCTTCAATAGCTATACGTAAATCAATATCTTTTTTACACCTATTTAAAAGCTCTGTAGTAGACTCAATATCATTTATATTATAGTCTATCATACTATCAAAATCTTCTAATGGAAGAGGTTTATCCCAATCACATACAAATTCCTGTACATTAGGATATTGCATAGTTACTTGGATTTCCTTCAAGCCTACTCTAAGTTTACTAGAGTATAACATAGTAAGTAAATCAAAAGTATCAAACCATATCTGATACTTCCAATGTTTCCAAGCATCTATATTATCTTCTGTGGAAGTAGTAATAGTTTTACTTAGATTAAATATAGAACTACATATAGTAGCTACATTATATTTCATTAATCTATCTTCATACTCTATAATATAATTTATTATAGGATTATCATAATGTAGATTATTATATCCACAAAAGATAACATCTGAATCTATTACTAATTCTGTTCCGTAGAAGTCTCCCCATTTTATATAGGAAGATACTTGTTTAAAGAACTTAACTAACTCTCTTAGTTGATTCTTTCTTTCAGAGATTTCAAATTTGTATATTTCTCCTGTTTCTGTATTTTTAACAGAACAGTGAAAGATATTTTGAAATACTTCGATATCGAATACAAATACCGTTTTTCCACGTATTTGCATAAAATTAAAGTTTAGTTTGTTTCTGTAGTCAGATTCGAACTGACACTCACATAGACTTACATATTGCTACGGCTCTACCTCTTTTTGAGCTATACAGAAGACCACCTCTGGAATCTCACCAGATTGGCTAAAAACTGAGTTACATTACTTTTAAGTAAGAGGCTTTACTCAGCATCATAATTTTGTAATTCTGATAGAAATAAATCTATTCTAGAATCTTCATAGAAGCAATCATACTTAGTATTCTTAAGTTTAGTGACCGCTTTAGGGAACTTTTCCTGAGCTACAATGAAGACTGCTTGTCCTTCTCTTATCTCAGTGTTTACTTTAATTAATTTAGCTGATTCCTTTTTAATAGAAATAGCGTCTAAAGAACTTATTTTCATATTATGCTGCATTAAGTCGTTGTTCTTTATCTCTAAATAAGCAATAACGATAATTACCGCCATGATACTTATTTGCATATTCTGATGCTTCCCAAATCTCAATACTGAAGAAGTCCTTCATAGACTTACTAAATATAGGTAACATTTCGAGAGCATCTCTTCTAAGCTCTTCTAGGCTCTTTCTAGAAGGATTACAGCTAAAGTCATAAGGAAGACCTTTACTATCCTCTCTGCGTATTATAAGTATATTAGGACAATTTTCTCGTCTAATTCTAGCAGTAGCTAGTTTTCTTGCTCTAGTATTACATATAATAGAATCTATTTTACTATTATGTGCTGCAATCTGAGCTTGTTGCTTAGCAATCTTATTCTCCTTACTATAAGTAAGATTAATAAGTTTATTGTGATACTCACTAAATGGAGCATTATTAAAACGTTCTTCTTTCTGTTCCTTTGTTAGACTATAGTCTTTAATATGAGGTTTACTTAACGTAATCTCTTTTAAAGTAGGATGATGATATGTAGTTATACTACGTATTTTACCACTTTTATCTTTATAAGTTATAGTCTTAGCAATCTTAATAGATTGATTAGCTTCTTTTGCTGACTTACCAGACTCTGTCCAGTAATTAATATATTTATTGTTTTTCTGTTGATCAGTCTTATTCATAATTTAATAGTTTTATAAAAGAGCAAGTAAATACTTACCTGCTCTTTTGATTTAATAAATTTAATATTATGGATTTTGTTACATATTAAGCAACAACTAAGTATAAAGGTGCTGTGTCATCGCTTAAATCTGTATTATCATTAAAGTCTGCAATAGCTTTACGCAGTTCATTCAATGTAATCAAACACTCGCTTTGTTTATTACGGAAGTAATTACGAGTAATCTCTTCTGTAATACCTAGATTTCGTTTACCTTTCTTAGCTTTAAGAATAGGATTGATAGTATGCTTTTTCATCATCTCGTCAAGCTTTACATAATACTCATTTAAAGCAGATAGCTTATAAATGTTAATAATGTTTGCGTCTTTAGGAAGATCTTTAAGTTTCATTCCCATATTTGCACACTGAATACGAAGCTTAATAAGTATAAGCTGATCGTATAATGCTTTAATACGTACTAATAAACTCTTAAGATCGTAGTTACGAGAAACTCCTTTCTTAATTACATTCTCTGTAGCAATAATCTTCCAATATCGAGAGATTTCACTGGTAATACTATCACGTTTTGTAATGAGTGTGTTTGGTTTAATATCTGTTGTAATTGATTTCGTCATATATAATTGGTTTTAATTGTTAATAATTTGATCAATTGTATATTAGAAAATCGCTTACCTGTAGCGCCTCTAGTTCTATCGAAAGAATAGCCTTTATTATTTTAGGCTTGCCTTATTAACTTTACAGTCATCATCTAGAGGCATATGTAGCACGAGCGGGAATCGAACCCGCACAGGCTAATGCCTAACAGAGTTTAAGTCTGTCTTGTCTACCAATTCCAACATCATGCCATAAAACCAAGATACCCGACCCATCGTCTTAGGCTCTTGTGGTTTTATATAAACATTATCATTTCTTCTTTCTTTTATACTTATAAAGAAGTATTTACATCTAACTTCTTTACTTGTATAAAATACTTAATTACTCTTCTAATGAGTTTATTCAATCTTAAGTATGAATAAGCGTCCATCTGCTAATACTTATTCATGAATGATATTTAGTCGTTTTCGACTATAGAAATACCTACTGGTAAAGATCCTCCACCTAGATCAAGATAACCTATTGTATTTCCAATTCTTCGACCACGCACATTCTTTTTCTGCTGTTGTTGTGTGTCTTCGTCTATCAGCTTAATTTTGTCTATTACATAATCGCCTTCTGTTACACCTAGAAAGGCATATAATGCAAATCGATCAATAACAGATTCATAGTCATGTTTTTTATAAGCATCTTCAATAATATTCTTAGTTAGAATGTTACTAAGATACTCGTTTGGCGGTAGATACTTACTATATGCAGCAAGCATCATTGTACTTAACTCTCTGAATTCATATCGCTTCTCATCTTTGAAAAGCCAATTCCAGAATCCTTTCTTAGTTCTGCCGAAAGTCACTGACCCATCGTCATGGACTTTGATATAGGCAGGGACCTCTCCATTAAGTAGTATCTCACTACTAATACGATGATCCTTAAGTAAGAGTTCAAGTAACAGTTTTTTAGAGTTAGAAAGAATCTTCATTCTTTATTATTTTTTATTTTTTCAACGGAGTACCAATTTCGTCATAGTACTTGTCACAGTTTGTAGTCTGCAAGTTATTCAAATCCTGCAACATCTTAGAGAGATTCAGCATCTCTTCTGCAATCTGATTAGCCTTCTCCATCTCAAAGCCATTCAGACGATTTACCTGTTCAACAAGTGCAAGATAGTCAGTGAAGAAGATAGGTTCCCGACCAGCAATACTAGTTTTACTGTTGAACTCAACAGCCTGACGAATAGTATCCGTAGTTACTTCGTTGAATTTAGCCGGTCCAATCTTGAACTGCAATGACGGATCATTGTTCAATTCGATTACTGGAGTAACTCCATCCGGAAGGCAGACAATCTGACTACCAAAGATTTCAATTTCTTCAATGATATACTTCATGATAGGCCGTACAAGCCGTAACTCGTTCTTCCGGACCTTATCATTAAACTCAAGATCAGCTGGCTCTACCTTTACAGTAAGCAGTTTACGACCCATAAGGTTCCAAGTCTCAATTTCTGCTCTATACGGAGCGATCAAAGCTGTGTCAAATGAAGGTTTATTCATAATTTATATCTCCTATGTGATTTTAAGATTGATGTCTTAGCGAGATATTCAATCTATTGTTAATACTAAAATAATAAAAATTCACGTATTACTCATATTCTGCTAATTCTGCTTATTTTGTTATAAGTCCGCTTTAATAAAGCTATGAAAAGAATTAATTAATCTCAATAATGTATTCAGTAATACGACGATTGTTAATGTCTGATAAAATTTGTAAATTACGATAAAATGTGTATAAGTATAATAGAACTCGCTTACTAGAACGTAGTGCTATTGCTCTACTCAGTATTCCCCGTAGGACTTTACTCATAAGACGTATGAGTCAACTGTTCTTCTGTTTATCTACTTCTACTTAAAACTTTATAAATATGTTATTGTATGAAATAATCTGTTAATTATTCCTTAGGCTTCGAGATTGTACTTAAAGGGGACTCGTAACCTTACCGTTTCCCTGTTTTTTTTGCCGTACCTTACAACGCAATTTGATGCAAAGATGTAAAGAGCTCCATCATCAATGAAATGGTATCATCTACGGGCATTTAGGCTTACAACATTCTAAGCGAATGAGGGTCGTTTCTGTTGAGAAACGTTACTAAAACACTAATACAAAAGCCGTCTAATTTTTCAAGACGCCCACTTTTGGACAGATTCACTTCCGACATTGCGATAAATCTCGGGTTACTACTTCATCTTATGGTATTTCCAACCATTCAACCAGTACCCTAATGAGAGGTACTAAAATTAGTCTCAGCGATCTCCTTGGCTAATATGTTGCGCATATTAGTTTACAGAATTTCATGTAGCAAGATTCTTCGATAGCGGGGTGGCTTGTAAGTTTGTCAAACCTACTACCATTGAACTTCCCAATTGTTTTAAAGTTAAACATGTTTACACTCACCTTATTTGTTATAGCTGTTCGTTTCAGCGTAGGCACTTATACCGAATAGATTTATTGTCTTATATTCTCCATATACAGACTACTATAGTATAGCAATACACAGATTTAATTCCAATCTGCTTCGTGTCGGCCTCTAGGATGCGCGTAGGATCCTGCTCTATGCTGGAGTGCATAGCTCCTAACCTAATTATTTATAGCAAACCTTGGTACTAAAGTAACCTTACTTCTACTTTGTAAGTTTTATTAGTGGGCTTACTCCACTTCCTTTCCTTTCGTGTAGATATACTTATATTGTTCATATATCTACCTACCAATAGTCTTATTGCGGACTTCAGGCGCTAGTTAGTTTATGTCCTAGTGCAAAGCACTTTAGGTTTATAGTGACATTACTAACAAGTCACTTCTCTTATATATAACCTTAATCTCATTCTGCTTCAGTAAAACAGTATAGTAATTGCAACTATATTATGAAATATCTCAGGCTGTAAGACACGCAATTTACTTTCCATAGAGACTAAGTCTCAAACAGCTAACTCTAACGTTCACTGTATTGCGTATAGGTTTTGCACCTAATCCAGTTAATCTGTCACATAGCTTCTATACAAGTGAAGTTCTATGCGGATCATAGCTACTCAGCCATGTCCTGTCTCAATTTCTGCTAGTTATATATAAGCGTTGCTCCTTCATATATCTTATATCTAAGTTATAGTTTTGCTATCAACCTAACCTATTCCCAGTTGAATTATACTTTCTATACAACAGAAGTATTTAGATATAAAATAGAACACTAAGCCAATATTCTTTGGCTGACGGATTGTTTACCGCCCCGCACAGGGGAGTTTTGGAGACTACCCTAGAATGCTAGTCGATTCAGATTTAAATGACAACGTACGGCACGTGTTTACATTCCTCCGTGATTTCGCTTTTGAATTAGCCAACGAATGTATAAAGAGGTTAACGATACCCCTTGCCTTGTTTAGATGCGATAGCTGCTCCTTCCACATCTGCGTCTTTTAGGTCTCCAATACGGTTCTCACCTTGTGGGTTTCGCACGCTCTCCCACTTTCTTATTGCTTCTTCAGTTACTGGATAATTTGTAACACAATAAGTTATCATACTATAGTATAAATAGATAGTGTTTGCTATTATTAGTACATTTCAGTATCCTGTATTATCCACGTTACACAACTTAGTTAGGTTTAAGTAACGAATTTGTAGTTTATAGCCTTTATATACCGTTTTACTACTCTAGTTACGGTCTGCGTTTATCTTTGGCAGTTTTAATGGCATTAATTTGCTCATCAGTTTTGTACTAAATACAATGTCTGGTTCGTAAATTACCTCCTTTATTACTCGTTCTTTGTACTCTGGGCGTGTTTCAACGTCCCTTATAATTGTCACAGTTGTATTATCAACGTTACCGTTAAGTGATACAGTCTCATCTTTAAGATTTACAGAAACTGACTTATTCAAGCCTAGTACGTCTACTGGCATTTTAGGTACGTCTACCCAACGAATTCTAGTCTCTTCTGCTCCTATTGTTTGAGACGGAGAATTAGGATCAAATCCAATAAACCCTCCTAATAACACTACAAACAGTGTTATTATTAAATTTAACCGTTTCATATTGATTACTCTTCGGAGTAAGCACTCTTATCTACATAACTAGAGAGCCGCATGATTGGCTTCACATAGTATTTAGCAATTTCCTCCATCTTGTCTTTTAAGATGTTCTCAGAATCGCCATAAGCAGCTTCAAGAGTCCTACGAATTGCTTTTGGATGAATTGTTATGAATCCCTTCCGGTCTTCATATTCCAAAGTAGCTTCTTCTTTTCCTTTCAAGATAGCATCAATTGCTTTACTTGTGTTAGCCGTAATGATGTTACGAGTAACTGCTTCAAGTTCCTTCTCATAAGTAGTCTTAAGATCAGGACTAGCCTTTTCGTTCCAATCATTTGTTTTCTTTTCAGCATTGATTGAAACGATTACTTGGATAAGTTCTGCTACTTCCTTATCAGTTATACTTGGGCACCAAGACTTAAGTAAAGCATGAGCACCAAGGATACTGTGTTCAGAACTCATTTTACCCCTTACCATACCTTTTATTGCGGTAAGTAAGGTAGCATCTGCTCCTTTGTTGATGATATTCGCAAATACTACGGATTTCTTTTCCTCCATAGAGAATGAGAATGCTCTACGTCCCCATTCGATACCACTCAACAAGTTACTACCGATACCTCCAGCTCCTTGTTGAGTGAAGATTGATCGTAATACTTTAAGTTTCTCAGGATCCGGCATCTTTGGATCTGCTTCAGGAATGTCAAGTTTTGCAACTTTCTTGTCCTCTTTAGCATTCTTGCGAACTTCTTCCGGAACTTCTTTGAATTCAAGAACTAACTGTTTTGAATTGTCTTCTGCTTGGATATACTTAACCTTGATGCCAAGATAGTCTCCAAGTACGGCTTCTGCTTGTTCTCTCATATCTGAGTTAATACGAATACCCATACTTTGGAAGTCTCCTTCAAGCTGAGTAAAGTAGTTAACAAGAGTAACAGCCGTCATTACGTCAAACTGTTTCTTGAGATTCTTCTTTACGTCTTCTGGAGTCTCCGGATTGGCTAGGTATTCTTTATGCAAGATACCCATGAATTCAATAGCATGATTCTTATCAATGCGATCTCCTTTACCGCCGGCACTTCCAACAATCTGTCCAATAGATGAAGAAATAGACATTGCTGTCTCTTTCTTACCTTCTACTACTTCGGGAACGATAACTTCTGGTTTCTTCCCTCTCTTTGTCCTTTCGTCCTTAACCTCAGGGGCTTCTTTGGTTTCTTTGTTTTCCACTACTTCCTGAGGTTTCTCTTCAGGTTTAGGCGCTTCAACAGGTGCTGGAGTAGCATCCTGAGTCTTTACTTGTTCCTCTACCTTATTTGTTTTTGTTTTACTAGCTAATGCTTTAGCTTTCTTACTTACTTTTGCCATTTTGATAATGAGGCGCTCCTTCGCCATTTTAATTGTTAAATACTTTGTAGATACAATAAAATAATACGTCAAGAATTGAAGTCTCTTCACGAATCATCAATGTATGTACTGTTTACTTCCTTTGTAGATGTTCCTTCTGCTTCAGTTACTGTACTGTCACGATCAGCTTTGTTTTCCTTACTTGTATAGTCCTGATTGCAAGGTAATGCATTCCAAACAACAGATGCATTACTACTATACATGGGAGCTGGTTCTACAGTAACTACTGCAGCTTTCTCAGGAGTAGATATACATTTCTTATATACCTGTTTAACTCCTGCACCTACAATTAAGCCTACTGCTAGAATGGCCATTAATCTAGTGAAGGCTTTGGCATCTTTCATCAATCTTGCGATGATGAAACAAATTGTTATTGCAGCAAGCAATAGACCAAATGAATTTGCCATAATTTGTAAGTATTGGTTAATATTGGTTAAATAATTGTTTTAGTCTCTGTCTTGCCTTATTCAAACAGGTTTTAACTGTTGCTTCTGGTATGGCAAGCTCTTGTGAAATTTGTTGATAGGATTTCCCATCAAGGCGAGCGTATATTAAATCTCTATATTTCTTCTTTAAACGAGGAATGCATTCCATTACTATATCGACATTTTGTTGAAATATCATATTATCTTCAGGACTATGCTCCAACCCGCTTAGTTGAATTTTAGACTCTTCGTCATCAATATAGCTATTTAATTGCTCTTTTTTGTTCCGTCTTATATAGTCAATTGCAGTATTAACTGTAATTGTCTTTAACCACATTTCAAATGAAATATGATTAGTAAAAGATTGCAATTTTAAGTACACTTTAGTAAATACCATAGATGTTATATCATCTGCTGCATCTGTATTTCTTACTACATTATTTGCAGTATACCAGACTGTTTTGTAATATTTGTTGTAAAGTGTATTAAAAGCTTTTTCGGAACCATCTCTAGCTTGCTCTACTAGAAGCTTTTCTTCTTCTTTCATAGTAGCTAGATTTTAGTGGACTATAGCCAACCCAATGACTATAATCCTGAAAAGAATTAAAAAGGCAATACGTAATTTATAATATACTGATGTACAGCTGCTTTCCTTTTCCAGTATAAATCTCTTATCCAATTAGTCCAGTCTAATCTTATATCTGAGTCTAAATAAGTAAGATTCATAATCATATTAGTAACTATTCTTAATTGTACTAATTCTGTCTTAGTACTAGTACTCTCAATATTAGCTATCATAGATAACATAAGTTTATCTTGTATTCTTCGGATGATAGTATAGATTTCTGGATGAGTAGCTCTAATACTAATATAGTTACGTAAACCATATGTTATAGCTCCGTCCATACTTTCATCTACTACGATTTTATACCAATTCTTTCCTATATTTATAAAGCCAGTACAGTATACCTTTCCATTTAAAATAAATGGAGTATTCATATCATGTGTAGTTAATATGGGTATATGTCCAGCATAGAACCTATAGAATGGTTCTAAGTTTGTTTGTAAATACTCAATGACATTCATTACATTTCTCCTTGAAGCCTTAAACGAGTTTCAATTTGACTTATAATCATATCTGCCTGAGATTTTGAGAAGCCCTTTTGTATGAGTACTACTTGAGTCTTTACAATATATTCATCAGGATACATTGTACGATTAAGTCTGTATGAGGCTATATAGCCAGCAAACTCTTTCTCAGTATACTCAATTCTGTTCTTCTCCGTAGCCTCTAAGCCTAATGTATTCAATACTGCCTGACTTACAGCTGGCTTATCAAATATATAAGACTTTGGATTAGCCATGATGTCTTGTATTTCAAGACTTTCTTTTTCTAGTACTGTGATAGTACCATCCCTTTCCATATCATTCAGCAAGATGCCTCTGATAATAGTTAAGCAGGGCGCAGTTCCTGCAACTCTGATTAGCACACTTGTGCTTTTACCATTGGCTATATATAAGCCTGGTTTTTTAAGTTCTAACATAATTATACCTCCTTTTTGAAAAATTTGTCTGCTACTGTCTTTGCATCTGTAATAGATAGTTCATACTTATCTTTTACATGAGAAAGAAAATCCATTTTACTTGTACAAGAACTAGATAATTTCTCTAATTCTTCCTTTACTCCTGGCTTATTAAATTTAACCCAGGGGATAATTTCAATTACTTTTACCGACATTGCTCTATATAATTTGTAATTTCTAAATCAATTTTCTTCCAGAAATCATATCCTTCACTTGTATTGTGAGGATCGAAGCAGAACATGAAACCTGAATTGATACGAAACTTAATTCGTTCAATAGATTTCTTAAACATAAACTTATTCCTCCAACATTGAGGAACACAGTATTCATACATATACTTAACGAAGTGAGTTAATACTCTATTCTTCTTCAGTACATAATACCATTCAGGAGGTATTAGATCATTGATTGCTCTGTTTACACTCATAATTTACATCTTTTTGAGGTCCATAATTTGAGGTCCATAAAAGGAACGTTCGTAATCTGTATCTCTCAATAGGTTTATAACATCGTAGATTGACCATTTAATTGAAGTAAGACTACCTTTTATAGCGTAGTTTCTTGTACTCTTAATGATCCTTTCTAGCACAATAGTTACACCTACGAGATACATAATTGCAAAATTCCTTTTACTAGCTTTAATTTGTTTTACACTTCTCATGCTAATATCTAAATAATGTTTTATAGTATTTTTTAATAGCCTTACATACTTCATTAAACTCTCTCTTATTATCTATTACTCCACAGAATTTATAACAAACAGGGTTACCTCTATTTAAGTAAATAGGTGTAAATTCTGCTACGTAAAATGTCTTAAACATTCTAGATTCTTTAATAGGAATAATATTAGGAAGAGTTATATCGCTAGTTATGCATACTGCATATGCAATATTAAACTCTTTGCTTACTTTGTAGATAATATAGTAGTGAGGTGCTGGAGTAGTATCAGCATTAAACTTAATAATGTCATACTTTTGTAAAGTAAGTTCTACTGTATCTCTCTCTTGCTCTTCTAGTATATCTTTTGGTATTTCTACACTAGAATACTGTAACTTTATTTTAGATATTAGTTTTAATGCTTTGTCTTTTTCAAGTATTTGATCATTATTAACTATTGAACTTAATAGTGTTACAAACTCTTTATTATTTTTAGCCATAATTAATTGATTCAATTTTTGTAGTAAGGTACAGACTCGAACTGTACTCCTCTAACTTTATCAGTGTTAGCGCTTCTATACCAACTAAAGCTACTTACTCCAGCTTTTTACGACATTAGCTTAGCCGTTGACTTATCGTATCACGCTGCGATACGAGTATAGTCTGTTACATAAAAGTTGCCAGTTATGGCTTTATTGACCTATTCTATCTTCACTATTGCTGTCAAATCCATAATGCCCCTAGATTAAGGTTTCCTTTTTATAGGACTTGCAACCTAATGGCTAGGAAACCTACTAATCTCCTTGTTTTAGTTTTTAGGGTATTTAGTGGTAATCGAAACCACATCTACTGAACCACAATCAGTTATTCTAACCGTTGAACTATAAATACCATAATTTGTGGAGCATGAGGGATTCGAACCCTCGTCCAAACAATGATTCAATAGACCTAACAGTCAATTTTTTAATTTCTTCAAAAAAGAACTACTCCTACTTATTCGTATTTCTTATTCAGTAGGCAACCCATATCCTTCACCTGACCTAAGTATAATACTTGGTTGACCGTTGTATAGTCCATTGTACTCTTGCTTATTTCTAAGCTTCCATTAGGGTTCTGGTTGGTTAGTAGTTCTTAGGGTTGACTTCACCATATTAACTTGTTTAGGGTCAATAATACAAATCTCTACCATATACCTCTGGCGAAGGAGTAATGATAGTCTTTTTATTTTGTGTCACTTTAGAGGATTTCTCTCTAAATTGGCAATCAGTGCAATATTGTTTGTTGCAGTTGAGTGGGCAGTCATTCTTAAGCATATTACTTTCAGTTGCCCTTAATACATGATTACTAATTAATTTACTCATAGCTTATACCTTTGAATGTTTTACGGTCATAAGGTTGTAACTTGGCACGACGAGGTGTCTTTGTCTTCTTAGCACTGGCTTTAGCCATACTATACACACTATCTTTGAATGTCTTTCCCATATTACTTTAGAATTAAAGCAGATGTTGCTAATTTAGGAATATAGGAACCACCTATCTTTTTAAGATAACGATAGTCTGTAGCACTCGTAGGACCTTTTGCAAGTACTTCAAGAATAGGTTCTTCAATAGCATGGTCAATAAGATGAGCTTTCCAGAATTCAGCTCTAAAGCCTTCTTCTTCTACTGGGTCTCCACATACTTTACAAATTCCTTTGCAAGCTGTAATGAAGTCACTATCTTTTTTCTGTCGTGCTGTAGTAGGAGATTGATTACTGAAGAACTCATTAGGTACTTCAAGTACATTACCTATACTATCACCAAAGCTATCAGCTAAGATTTGTTTAACTTCCTCAGAAGTCATAGTGGGATCTGTAATCCCGAACATAATTAGTTTCATAAATTATTGATTAATTGTTAATAGAATTTAAGAATTCTTAATTTCTTTATAGGCATGTTGATGCCAACGAACTCCGCAATGTTTGCAGTAAACTCTGTCCTTAAACTTCTTATTAATTTCAGTTTTAGGATCAAACTCACTACTCCATTGATGACCATTGACCATACAGTCAATTTCATTCATAGCTCTGGTATAAGCTAGAGGGCTATTAAAAAGCTTTTCTCGTACTTTTTGTTTAGCCATAGATCGCACTTTATATGCTCTCCATTTGTAATAAAGTTTTTTGATAATACTCATTTCTTTAAATATTTAAAGTTAATAACATTCTGACGACGACCAGGATACTCTGGATTTTGTTTAACTAGTATCAGTACATTTGTTAGAATAAAGGTTGTCTTAAGAATAATAACAAATTTCTCTACACATTTACACTTTAGACTCTCTCATAGTTTTAACACATAAGCAGGATTGCTGTCAAACTTTCCTTATTGGTGTACCTGATTTTAACGTCTGCACGATTATAGTAGTATTTACACACTATAGTTACGGTTAGATGCTGTGTGCCTACCTCGCCGATTCCTCTATTTCTAGACTAATACTACTACTTACGCCCCACAGGTTTGTCATTTCCTGAGGACGACTGTGCCTACTTTCACAAGCAAACACAGTCTGAGTCGTCTTAGTGAATTGAATCAGGCTCTAATTTCCTCGGTATAGTATCAGGTTCAGTTGCCCTTTGTTTATAAATTGCATTAATTTGCGCACCAAATTCTACATTATCGTAATCCTTCCTGTTAGAGAGATACTCTTTAGCGATATCACTGTTTGACATATTTGTACCTCCTTTCATTAGAATAGCGATTAATGCTACATCTGGCATATTCATAAATATTGAATCATATCTTTCATATTCCTTAGTATCCCGTCGGAATTGAAGTACGTCATCAATTGTTGCTGGTTCGTCTATAACTTCTCCAGCAGAAGTAATTGTTTGTACACTCTCAGTTTCTTCATTACTGAAAATATTGCATAGCTTGTCTGTACTATAGCATGTATAGAATGAGACTAGTGCAGCTATGATTGCAAATACTAGAGCAATAATGCTCAATTTGTTGTTGTTTTTCTCCATTTTTGATAAATGTTTTAATAGTTAATAATACAAAAATTTATTCTATATACTTTACAAGCACTTTTGTAATCTGTTACTTGTTTAAACATAATTTTTTATTTTATTGTATCTCCTACATAATATATATTATAGTATATATAATCCTTAACTTGTTGTTTATTTACTTTGTTATTTATAGGATTCTTTATATCTAATATACATATATCTTTCTCTTGATATTTGTTTACTATAATATAGTTCTTATACTTAGCTTTTAGCTCTACTATGTTTATAGGTTCATTAGTATTAATTTCTATACTACTACCAAATACATAGACAAGCGCAGATATAATTAATATCAATATAATTGATAATGCTACTTCACTTATATTATTTACTATATTATAGTGTTTATCTCTTCTAATTGTAACCATTTTGATAATGTTTAAAAGTTAATCTTTAGATAGTACCTTAGTAGGAATAGGAACCTACATAAACAGTAAACTGTTTGTTTTATTACCCCAATCTGTATTACTACAGAATTAAACTATAAGGCAGAGTAAGCAACTTTTGTTATAATAAGCATATACTATAACAATTCATTGCTAATCATATAGACTAAAGGAGGCCAATCCCAAGTCTATACCCATCTGTTTTCGCTTGGCAAGAGCATCGAAACAGATAACGGAATGTTCTAAGTAGATATACTCTAGAATATATCCCTACATTAATCTCATTTATACTTCGGGCACTAGTATCACTAAGTATATTTCGAGGGCCAATCTTACTTTCGTAAACTCTTTGCGACTGTAGCTAAAGTACTCAAATAAGATTTATTTAATATGCAATTATGTTTTATACATTCTGTTATATGAATTAACGCTAACATTTGTATAACATAATCACTATATTTCAAATTTACGATTAAAAAACGATATTCTATAGTGTCAAATTCAGTAGCTATTCTCACACTATGACTATTTGACCAGAAAGATTTCTCACCTACATTTTTATAATTAAATATATATTGTAAATATTTAATTGCTTCGGGATTTCTTATTACTAATCTTTTAGTATAATAACTTACTGCATCATTCCAACCATATATACCTTGTTTACGTAATTCATTCTTGTAATATTTTGTATAATATTCATTATATTCATCATATTTACAATCTATATGCATATGTACACTACTATTTCTAGCAATGGCAGTATTTTCTTTCATATCTTCTAGAAGTATGTATAATCCTTTTAGACCATTAATTCCATTTAGTCTTATACGATTTTCACGAAGGCGATGATCCATATTTCCATCAAATCCTGAGTCATAACTACTACAATTATGTCTAAGTATTAGCTTTTTTATTTCTTCTGATGTAGGATTATCTGCATCATGCTCAATTTCAATACCTATATTTAATGAATTGTATAAGATGTGAGGATTATAATTACGCGATCTATCTCGTAGTAATTCTAGTTTTCTTATTATATACTGTAATTCAGTATATAATTGGCTAAACATTTCATTCATACGACTAAGAGAGCTAAAAAAACGAATACGATTTATATAATATTCATTTCCTGCCTTAATACCCCATCTATTACGTATTATATGTACTATTTGTTCACTACCACAAGTAGATATTCTGTCAGTATCTCCTGATTTATAGGTAATTACAATTTCTAAAAAATAATTTCCTCCTGCTCCTTCTGTACTTATAGGTTTAGTAATATTTTTTAAAGCTTTTTCTAATATGCTTGATTTGACTTTTTTATCTTTAAATCTAAAAATCGCTTCTTCGATAGTATTACGATTATTTACTAACCATTTTGTAAAGATCTTTAACTCATTAATACATTCAGTATACTCAAGAGTACTTGTTCTTGTCTTTTTTATTCTTTTATATGGCCATATTCTATTAACATATTGCCATAACATTCTCTTGTTTCTTTGCTTCATTTTAAAGGCTTCCCATGCAAGTGGTGATGAAGCGAGTGCTGTAATGCACGATTCTTGCCATTTAGTCATAATCTTTAATGTTTAATAAAAAAGGGACAGAATAGTCTGCCCCTTAATAGTTATCAAATTCTTTTTGTCCTACCAGCCTCTTTCGGTTCACCTAATCTTATAGAACTGGACATCTTCTCAGGTTTAGCATTACTTTCAGCTTGCTTATTGCCTGCATCTTCAACTACTTTCTTACACAATTCACGTAGTTCTTTGTCGTCTTTATAAGCTTTAGTAGTTTGCAAAGCTATTGCTACCTCTACTTCAGACCCACACATTTCGATAAGCTTCTTGGCCTTTGAATTAGCTGCTAACTTGATAACATTCTCTTTGATGTAATTAATTACACTTTTCATAATTTTGATAATTTTAGTTAAACAATATTGTTGTAAAAAAAGATTTCTGACTAAAATGAAGATTTAGTTTCATAGGTACAAACTGGAAGATTTGATTAACCTATTACTTACACATTCGCCACGTGAAGGCATCTTCATGAATGCGATTAGTATATCTATATTCACATACAAATATACTAACAATACTACGCTTAGTATCTACAAATCCATATTATTCTAACGAAACAAATAATTAAGACACAAATAATAGTTGATATGCTGTATATGAGGACTGAGCTACGCTTAGCTCTATTATAACACACAGTTTTGCATTTATCAGATAGAAATAGAACAGGGTGTGTTATTGCATGATTTTTAAGTCTGCACTAATACTACTATAACCGACTCCTTGTACTAATAAAAATTAGTCCGTCTCCTTACTCTATAAAAGTTAATATTGCAATGGTTGAGCTCCTTGCGGTGTTTGTGTGAAAATTGGTTGCTCTTGAGATGTAGGAGCTGGAGCTGGTTGTACTACTTGACCTCCAATTATTTCAGGAGCTGGAGTAGTTGGTATAAGCTGAGGAACTTTATCTTCTTCAGCTGGTACACAATATGCACTAAATGCTCTTTGTCCTACTTCTTCGGGAGAACCTCCACGTATCCATTGCTTTTCTCCGAATTCGTCAATATAATATTGACAGAATATACGTAGTGTGGTGTAAAGAATAGGTTTTCCACCTTTCGATACAAGCGAACCAGCTTTGATTGCTTCTCTTGCTGGTCGAGTTGCTGTTGCAGGTTGAGCTGGATGGTCTGACAGATGTTGCTTGTAGAACTTCTGCGGTGGACACCAGTCAATCCAACATCCTGTTACGTATTGTAATTCTTCAGGAATTGGTTGGTCTGTTTGTGCTGCTCCTCCATGTTGAATTGACAACAATGGGGTAAGCATGTTTACAATGGGTTGAATGAAACAAGTAAATGTTTGCATATCTTCCCAAGGACATAAGGTATTTTGAAGTTTGGCTACTAAATACTTAGTGCCTGCATTCTGCTTACCTTGTTCAACTGTTTTGATTAACGGTTCGATTAATTTATAACGTGCCATGACATGATACAATTTACCTATACATTGTGAGGTTTTTTTGGTGATTTGTAAATTATAGCTATATATTACGTGATGAGGTAATACATTGAAAATGGGAAAAGCTGAAAGGTTGTAGAGTCTTTCTACATACTTACATGTTTAGCCTTTCCTGCTTCTCCCAATACTTAGCAGCTGTGCCTGATTTGCTTCCTGTGCGCAGCCTTTGTGTTAATACTGAGTACTGTGTACTATGTATAGCATACGTTTCCAACTTTATGCACCTCACTTTGTGCAACTTTTATGCTATACGCTCCACTTATTGCTGCTTCAATCTTAGGTATTTGACTTTTATTCCAACCAGCAAGACAACACAATCTGTTAGTGGTAAGTTCAATGCAAATAACATCCATATAGTCATCGTGTAACCAGAAATCTCTGTACCATAGAGGTAATACCTCTACCATTGGTTCACGAAACTGTTGTATTTCCTCAATATCTCCTTCAATTATATCAGTGATTACGCATACTCCTTCTGGTACAACAGTTGGGTCTTCTACTATCTTATAATTACTCATAAACCGTATTGTTTAAATAGTTCTACTTTCCTACGCAATTCCATATTAGTACATGTGAACATTGTGTAGCTTGATGTAACAGTCTCATTGTCATAATCATCAGGATGTGAGATTACTTTGAATGTCTCTTTAAGGATAAGCCAATCGTGTGCAAATACTTTCCTATACTTATAGTAAGATAGCGTGATGAGCCAATAGCCGACGTATAGTTTGATTTTGGACATATATAAAGTTTTTAAAGTTAATAATCAATCAAAAAGCGGAATATTTAGATTATTCCGCTTTAACGTTGCAGTACTCTGTTATAGCGCACTGCTTACACATCTCCTTAGTGGGATTTTTGATTGTAACAACCTTACCATTTTCCATGGTCTGGCAAGGTGCTACATACCCAGGCTGACTGGTTGTGTTAAACCAAGAGTCAGCATACTCCTCATCACTGTCAGAAGGAGTAAAAATACAATCTGATAACATAAGCTTATGAATTACAATTAATAATGCAAAGTCTGGCAGTAGTAGCTGATTGTATCCTGTTGCCAAAGTATCGTAACACAGATAACAACTACCCCGGGGACTTCCCGATTGTTGACAGCCGTGGGGGATTTGTTTTTGGTATATCCCGCATTCACACCCACATTCAAAATTTTATTTTCTAAAAAAATTTTATAAAATATGTTAAATATCTATAATTATTTTAACATTTTGCGTTATTAGTAATATGAATATAGAATACGAGATAATAGGTAATACTATTCCATTTGATAAATCTGCAGAAATGTATAATAGGTCTATGTATATAGGTCCTGCAGATGACGGATGGTCTGAAATAGTAAAAGTAGACGATCAGTACTATGTAGTACAACAAGGACTACAAGAATACGAAGGGCATATATATATATGAACCGAGTAAAAATACTCGGCATAGAAATTTTAAACTAATATGAAATTAATAGAATCTAGTGTACAGATAATTAAGGAGAAAGATCCTTACAAGATGATAGAATTAGCAGGTAGAACATGTTATAAGTCAGAGGATAAGATAACAGAGAACAGTGCTAAAGAGTTTGTAGATAGGATGATTAAGCTTGGTCATGGGGCTATGTTGGAGCATGGTACTATTTACTTAGCGTGTTTAGTATTTGATGGTGATGTAGACAATAATAACAATCTTACACCCAACCATAGATTTTATAAATATCAAAGTAACAAGTATTCAAAAGTAAAGGTAGCTCAATATGCATGGAGTGGAGAGGATGTAGCATGCGTAACTACTAACTTAAGAGTATTAGTAGAAAACAATTGGTTAGATGATCTAAAAACATATCGATGTGAACCTACAAGGTATCACGAAAAACGTATCACAGCTAAGTTCATATGTGATAGAGGAGTAAGTCATGAATTTGTTAGACATAGAGTATTTAGCTTTGCTCAAGAGAGTACTAGATATTGTAACTATAGTAAGGATAAGTTTGGTAATGAGCTTACTTTTATTAAGCCATCTTGGGGTTATTTCAAAAATATAAGTTACGAAGATGCTGGTTATTTCGATGGAGACGTGTTTGAAAGTTCTTTAAAAAAAGCTGAATCTTATTATTTTAAACTAATAGAAAAAGGTTGGAAACCACAACAAGCAAGACAAGTACTCCCTAATGCAACTAAAACAGAATTGGTAATGACAGGCTTTGAGAGTGATTGGGAGCATTTCTTGTCATTACGGACAAGCAAAAATGCGCATCCAGATGCTAAGAAATTAGCTGATGAATTACGTGAATTAATGGTTAAATAATGTTAAAATATTGTCGTTAAATAGCCATAATTGTTCTTAATAAATGTTAAAAAGTTGATATAAATGGGAACCTAAAGGCATATTTATACGTTACTGTCTATGCAGTCAATGACAGTCTAAGACATACTAAGACAGATTAAACAGTATTAATAGACCTTACTTTAGATAAAGTATACTTTAGTTAAGTATATCCTAATATATAATATTATACGCATTATGGGTAAAAGAAAGTTAGTTAAAATAGAACCAGCATACTCTGGTAAATACATAGATTACAAAGGTAGTACGTATCAACTAGTACAGACAGAAACTTCTTCTAAGTATTGTGAAGGATGTGCTTTCTATAATAAGAAATGTGATGATAAACTTGTATCTTACTGTAGACAAGGATTTATATTTAAAAAGCAGAATTCTAATGAATGAAAGTTTTATAATAGGTTTTATTATAGGATCTGGTATTACTCATGTAATATGGAGGTGTATATACAAAGCTAAAGAATATGCAGAAGGAGAAGAGAATAGTAGAAATACTAAATAAGAAATTTGAAGTAATACCAAGTAAAGGAGGTAGTTGTGATGACTGTTACTTTTTAAATAAACAAACATGCCCTCCTAAAGCCCTTAGAAATTGTATATGGGGCGGTAATATACTAAAAGAAATTAAGAAATAAACAATAAAATAATATGGAAGATAAAGTACTTGAGACAGTAATAAACGGTTTGGAATATATTCCTTTGAAAGATATTTTGATTAAACCTCTGGAACCAATTATGTTGAAGAAAGAAGTAACTGAAGCAGTTGGTACTGGTGAAAAAGACGTAGATGGATATGAGAAGTTTGAAACTAAGACAGAGGTAAAAGAAGTAGAATCAGAGTGGAGAACCGGTATCGTACTTGCAATTGGAACAGAACTTACAACACAACCAGAATTTGCAGTTGGAGATACTGTTGTATTCAATAAGAAATTTGCTAAGGATTTTGATTTATTTAAAGATAGCATGCTGGTTAAACCGTATGATTGTGTGGCTAAGAAGATTAAGTAATATTAATGCGTTTAATGTTGTTGTGGAAGGCTAGGTCTGAGGATCTAGCCTTTTTCTTTATACTTACAGTTAACAAATGTTAAAATATTAATACCTTTTTAACAATTCCCGTTTATATAATTGTAACAACAATTAAACCAACTAAATAATAATTATTATGAGTATGAAATATAAAGTAGTTAAAGAGTTTGCATGTGCTAAAAAAGGTGATATCCTTACTTGGAACGACGATACTATGATGTTTGAATTTAATTACAAGGATGACAATAGTGAACGTGCAATGTTTATGGATGAACAAACTTGTGAAGAATATGCAGATGATGGTTATGTAATTCGTATTGAGAACGAAGATGAATGTAGCTGTGATGATATGCTAATTGAAGAGTTATCAGATAAGCTTACTAAGATTGAGTCTACTATTGATGACTTACTTACTAAGTATGAAGAGGATCATAAACAGATGAATGAAGCTTATAATGATCAGGAGATTCCTACTTGTGTTAAGGTAGAAGCAGATACTGTATACTACAATCTTACTAAAGTATTAAATACAATCAAAGACATTATTAATGAATAAACTTGTAAAGACCGTTAAGAAAGCGGATCTTTATCGAGAATTCCTCAAATCACTTGATGGTGTACTTTAGCTTACTGACAGGGAGCAGGATATAATGATATTACTCATTGGTATAGATATAAATACTCCTAAGCTCCCTGGTTATAGTAAGAATGTTATAAGTACAGAAAACAGACGTTATCTAAAAGCTGCAACAGGCATTACTAGTGATAACCTAAGTAGATATATAGGAAGATTAAAAGATAAAGGTCTGATTATAAAAGGTAAAGCAGACGATGAATGGGTAGTAAACCCAGCATTGATACCTGAAGTGATTGGTGATAGAGTACAATTAACAATCGTATTACGATTAGAAAAAGAATAACATGAATATAGAATATATGACAATAAAACCTGGTTCTATCTTATTACAAAGGGATTATAATTGGATAGTTAAACTGTGGTATAAGTTAGTAAAGAAAGAACTCAAATTTAACAGATTTACCATCTTTACTGCTGACTGTGATTTGATTAACATTCATGGAGAGCATAGAGACGCAGTAATAGCAGAGCCTAAAAAGGCTTATAGTAAGAAAGAGCTTAAAAGACTGAATACTATTATTGACTCTTCTAAGAAAGAAGAAGGTGATTGGTTATCTTCTGATAAGGCAACAGTATCAGACTTATTCATAGCTATAAACTGTGTTAGACCTGATACATTTGAGAGTAAAAATAACTTAAACGCTTTCCTTGATAATAAATACTACAATATTAAGGAATTATCAGATGAAGCAAACTGGAGTGAATATATTTTCTGAGTTAAGCTAGAAATACAATTTACCTACTTAGATAATAAAAACAATATGTATTCATCCTTTCTTATTTGCTAATAGAAAGATAAGCCAAAGAGATCAAAGACCTTTAATGTTTACTTACTTAGGTAAAATAAAGATAAAGAAGAATCATGAAAGATAGGAAGATAATTAGACTGAGTAAGCTGCCAGAATATGATGTAATTACAGAACTTATCGAATATATGATATATTATAAGTTATCCTATCCTACTGGTAATAAAGATACTTGTGAAGTACGATTAATTGATTCGTCTTGTGAAGTAGTTACTCCTAATACAATCTATAAGATGACGGATGAGGTTTATTTATATCTGTACTTACTTAGTAATAAAGCTATAGCAAATATTTATAAAGTGATAAAAGATGATTAGATGTTATGACATAGGATTATATCCTGCATATTTATGGGTATCTACTTTAGAGTATTTTGATAAGTATAAATCTAGATTTTATTACTATGCTAGTATAGCAGATATGAATAATGATAATCCTGGTACTCCAACTAGTCCAACTAATAAAGGTGGGGTTACATTCGTGGTAATAGAAAAGAAGACTAAGAAGAAAGGGATACTAATCTTAATAGATGTAGATATAAATGGTATAACTGACTTTGACTTTGATGTAGTAGCTCACGAATCTGTACATGGAGCAGATGCTATATATGACTTCATTGGTGCATACGGAGAAGGTTACGATAGAGGCAATGAGCCATATGCCTATTTAGTAGGCTTCATAGCAGGTAAGATAGGTCAATACATGATAGACTATATAAGAGATAATAAAGATGAAAATGGATAAAGAAACATCGCTAGCTTTACTCCAGCTAGAGAAAGAAGGAGCTAAACAAGGTCCTAAGATAATGAGTGACATGTTTGATATAGTAGAGAAAGAGATTGAAAACGACCGTCTAACTTATGAAGAATTTATTAATGTTTTCATAGAAGTCTTTCAACAAAATGTACCAGAAGAAGCTGATGAGTCTACTGTAGAAGTTAGAGAGGAGTTAGTGAATAAGATTTGTCAAAGCATAATAGATAAGTATGAACAAGGGAATGAAGAATGACTTTAAGGATGACAAACTTAGATGGGATTTACTTCCTCTTAAAGAAATCGAAGACATCGTTAAAGTATATACTGAAGGAGCCAAAAAATATTCAGATAATTCATGGCAGTTACTTGATAATGGCTATGATAGATATAAAGCTGCATTGTTTAGGCATCTAGTACTATTCGAAAAAGGAGAGGAGATAGACAGCGAAACCGGTTGTAGACATCTTGCACAGGTAGCTTGGAATGCAATAGCGATGCTGTACCACTCTAAACATAAGACACCAGAAGATCTAATTAAAGCTTTAGATGAGCGTATTGAGGAGAAGATAGATAGTTGTAATTCAATATTAGATACCATTAATAAGTATGAACATAACGAAGGAGAGTCTAGAACAGGAGATAGCGATATATCAGAAGATGCTGGAGAAGTATCAAAATAATCCTGAATACGTTAATCCAAATTGTTCAGAAATGCAGGCTAGAGTGATACTAGCAAGATTAAAGAAAGAGTATTATACAGATTATAGAATTGATTAATTATGGAACACTTAATTGGACGTACTTTTGAATATAAAATTAAAAGTAACAATACAGAAGATATAACATTTAGCCAACGAGATAATAATATAAAATTACGTTACGTATACATCGCTGAAGAAGACGGCAGAGTATATGCTAAAGATGGTTATATACCTTATAAGAAAGGCCAAATTGTTGCTTATCTTGATGCATATAGTGATTTTTATTGCGAACGACCAGTAGTATTTAGTACTGCAGATGATTTAGCAGCTATAATTGAAGCAGAACGGAAAAAGTATAAAGAAAATAAAAACAATAATAATAGTTCCAAACAGCCTTGTGATTGTGAAGAGGTCCAATGTAATTCAGCACAATGAAACTATTTGATATAATAGGTGGTAATGTTACTATACACGAGGAGGCTCTTGCTATTCCTGCATTTAAGAAGATATGGGAAAAGGATAAAGCAGATAAACAGCACGCTATTGCAGTAATAAGTTATATAGTATTTAAGAATAAATGGGATAGCCCATACGTACTTAGTATGCCTGCTGATACATTAGAATCAGCTCTAAAGACAGAGTTCCTAGCACCAGATTATCAACTTACTGCAGATGAAATAATAGCAGAAGAGTCATATAGACATCTTCAATATACTCGTACTTTAGCTATGTTAGATAGTATTAGACTGAAACTAGATACATTTACTAAGTATTATAAAGATAGTCTAGATGAAGAATTAGACGAAAAGAAGATAGAGAAATACTTAGCTGGATTCGGTAAAGTAAAAGATACTTATGTTACTATAGATTTCTTGGAGAAAGCGGTTAAAGCTGGAGAAATCAATACTACTAAAGTTAAAGGTGACGCTCAAATTAACCCATTTGAATTACCACAGAATGTTAGAAAATAACATTGAATGAATACAAAAAAATAACAACAACGTTTAACAAGACAAACAAAGAGATTATGAAGAAGAATATTGAAATGCCGGATGTAATTGTCGATTTAACAGACGAAACTAAGACAGTGGAAGAAGCTATTGCAGAATGTGAAGCTGCACGTAAGGTAGCGCAACCCTGGTTGAAGCGAGTTACCAAATGTATCAAAAGTTGGTTTAAGAAATAATTCAGTGACGTCTGAGGATGCGTCTTTAAAGAAATCCTCTATTTTGCCCCATAGTATAATGGTTTTATTATTTTCGGCTCTAACCCGAAGGATGTCCGTTCGAATCGAGACTGGGGCGACCAATAATCTAAGTGGGCCTTTAGTAGAGGCATCGTAACCGCCTAAGTCACTTGCTATCTGATCAATAGTAAATACAGCTAATGAGGGACTGGATCGTAAGCCAGCGTGTTGACAGGAGTCACGTATAATCCTGTGTACTGCGGATTGGAGAAATGGCATCTCGTATGGCTCATAACCATAAGTTCCCGTTCGAGTCGAGGATCCGCAACAAGTTTTTCATAAAAAAAAGGTTTGAATGTTTAATAAAGTAAGTAAAAGGGATTCGTTGTGAAACGCGCCCCTTTTTTAAATAATAATTATAAATATATATTATGAGTAGAATTGAAAAGGCGTATCAATTAGGATACAGAGCTACAATTGATGGTAAATTAAATTTAAACGGTAAAGAAGCACGTTTGTATGTTCAAAAGAAAAATTCTGGAAGAAATTTATTGTATTTTTCGGTTCCAAAAATAAATGGAATGCTTTATCTATCTAAATTACAAGCTTATCAAAAATTTGGCAAACGAGCTTTTGATGAAAATTGTATGTATATAGACGGTAATACGTTAAATTGTTCGTATGATAATATAACTTTGAAATCTTTTTATAAGGATATTTTAAAATAACAAGACAAATATTACTGTTCTTCATGTAATAAAATATTAAATGAAGATTGCTTTTACAAATGTGATCTTGCAGAAAAAGAATGTCCCTACAGAATTGCACAATGTAGAGAATGCAGACAAGAAAGAGTTAGAGAAAATAGAAAATACATGCATAGTAGAAAAGAGGCAGGATGCTGTGTATGTGGTGAAAAAGATATAGCCTGTTTGGATTTTCATCATATGAACGATAAATATGATCAGGTATCTCACATGCAGACTCACTCACGAAATAAAATTGTTCAGGAAATAGACAAATGCGTTGTTTTGTGTTCAAATTGTCATAGAAAATTACATTATTACAATAAAAGTATTGAATAGCTAAAACAAGAATTCGCATGATAGATTTCACAAAAAAAATTATTAATTCTAATAAGTTTCGAGGTCCTGCATTGACCTTTATCAAAACAGGTAGATACTGTGAGTATCCTAAGAACACAAGCGAATACATGAAATTCTGGTAGGCAGAAGCGGATAAATGTATTGATGGTTATACTGCTGATGATGGAGACTATATCAGTGGGTATAACTATTTTTATTTAAACTACTGCCCTATCAATAGATCTGTGAATAAGTAGGTTAATGGTAAATGGGTAACTACTCGTGAAGTTACATTTCCTGATTTCTGGGATTATGACTATTACTATTTTCAATGTGTAGATGAAGCTAAAATAGAAGGTAAACATCTATGTGTATTAAAGTCTAGACGTAAAGGTTATTCATATAAAGCAGGCTCTATGTTATGTCGTAACTACTATTTAATACCTAACTCTAAGTCATATGTATATGCCTCAAATAAGCAATATTTGACTGATGATGGTGTACTTACTAAAGCCTGGGACTATATGGACTTTATTGATGAGCATACTGCGTGGGGTAAGAAACGTAGTGTTAATACTCAGATGCGTAGACGTGCTGGTATGCTTATCAAGGATGAATATGGCAATCAAATAGAAGTAGGTTATAAGTCTGAAATCATTGGCGTTACTTTGAAAGACAATCCTGATGTAGTACGTGGTAAATTAGCTAATCTTATCATGTTTGAGGAAGCTGGTTCTTTCAAGGAGTTAAGCGCAGCATGGCAGATTGCTAGACCTTCTGTAGAAGTAGATGGTAAAGCATTTGGTACTATGATTGCATACGGTACAGGTGGCGACGAAGACTCTAACTTTGCCACTCTAAAAGATATGTTCTATCATCCTGATGGTTATAATTGCCTAAGTCTAGATAATATATGGGATGAAAACGTATAGAATACTAAGTGTGGATTCTTTATACCTCAGTATACAAATATGGACTTACGTGATGAAAATGGTAAGCGTTTGTATATGGATGAAGATGGTAATACTCTTACTATTAAAGCACGTGCACATATACTAGAGGAACGTAAAATAGTAATATAGAATTCAACTAGTTCTGTAGCAGTAGATAGGTATGTAGCTGAACGTCCTATTACTCCAGCAGAAGCATGTCTTGAATTCAATGGTAATATATTCCCTAAGAAAGAGTTACAGGAGTAGTTAGCCAAAATACGTACTAATAAGAAACTTACTAATCACAAATAGGTAGGAGATCTAGTATGGGAATCTGATGGATCTCTTAAATGGATAGTAAAGAAACAAGGAGATATTAACCATTATCCTCTTAATAAAGATGATGATCCTACTGGTTCTATAGTAATATGGGAACACCCTGTGTAGGATGCTCCTATTGGGTTATATATACTAGGAGTAGACCCTTATGATCATGATCAATCTGGTACTAATTCATTAGGTTCTACATTTGTTTATAAGCGTTTCTAGGGCTTTGAAAATTACTATGATATAATCGTAGCAGAGTATACTGGAAGACCTGCTACAGCTGAAGAATACTATGAAAACTTACGTAAATTAGCAGTTTATTACAACGGTAGGATTATGTATGAAAATGAGCGTAAAGGCTTGTTTCCATATTTTACTGCTAAACATTGTGATTATCTTTTGGCTGATTAGCCAGACATTATATCTGATATTGTTAGCAATTCAAAAGTGCAGCGAAAGAAAGGATGTCACATGAACAAGTAGATCAAACAATGGGGAGAAGGATTGATTAAAGACTGGCTTAACGATGAGAAATCTCCTGGTCATAAGAATCTACACGATATATTATCAGAACCGCTATTAGAAGAACTTATAGGTTATAATGATATAGGTAACTTTGACCGAGTGATGGCGTTGATGCAAGTAATGATTTATAGGGAACAACTATACAATGTAGTTGTTAAAGAGAAGAAAAAAAGTAATAGGGAAAGACTACTATTCGACGGTCCCTTATTTACTTATAGTAATTATAGTTATGACGATAACTATGATCAAGTCGAAGAAGATGTATATACATTTAATTAACATAATATGATAAGTAAAAATATTGGTTCGTTTCCAGTTTAGAAATTACCTATGTCTAAGAAGACAAAGGAATGGAAAGAGAACTGCGTTGACTATATTATCGGGAAATCTGGATTTAGCAATGGTGGTGGAAACAATGGACGTACTAGATATGAAGAGATGCAAACATACTATGATTTATACAATAGTATCTATAATGAAAAAGATCTCTTATATGTCACTAATCCATTTAAATAGAAAGACGGATTCCCTGCTACTGCTTAGGATTACAACATAATTAAACCAAAGATAGATTTACTACTAGGGGAAGAGACTAAAAGACCATTTAACTTTAAAGTAGTACGTACTAGTGATAATGCTACTAGTGAAATGTAGGAGAAAGCTAAGCAGATGCTTACTGACTATATCATGGGTATGATTACTGCTAATATGGGTTAGGAGGAAGCAATGCGATTCCAACAAGCCATATAGTCTGGGGAAATACTCCCTCCTGAGTAGATACAGAAATACTTAAATAAAGACTATAAAGACATAGCAGAAACTACAGCCTATCATAGTCTTAATTACTTAAAGAATAAGCTAAATATAACTCACGAGTTTTATAAGGGCTGGAAAGACGCATTAATAGCTGGAGAAGAGATATACTATGTCGGTATTGTTAATGGAGACCCATATTTAGAGAGAGTAAATCCATTATACTTTAGTTATGACTAGAGTGCTGACTTAGAATTCATACATGATTCAGATTGGTGTTGTCGTAAGATGATTATGTCAGCTACTGAGATATATGACAGATTCTATGACAAAATGTCAGAAAGTCAATTGAATGAATTACTAGAGATGATTGAAGATACTAGTAGAGGAGGTATTAATCCTGAGATGAGAAAGTCTTCATTAGATTATCCTCATATTAAAACTCATAGTATTAACAGTCTTAGTTCTAATCCATTTGAAGGTAGCGATAATATTAATGTATGGCACTGCTGCTGGAAGTCATTTAAGAAAATAGGATTCATCACTTATTAGGACCCTGAAACTGGCGAGATTGATGAAGTACAAGTAGATGAATCCTATAAAGTTACAGGTTTCGAGCTAAACGTAGAATGGTCTTGGATCATTGAAGTATGGGAAGGTTATAGAGTTGGTGAAGATTTATATATAGGAATACAACCTCTTGAGTACCAACATATATCTGCTGATAATCTTAACTCATAGAAATTACCATATACTGGAGTAGTATATAACAATACTAATAGTTCTCCTAGATCATTAGTAAGTATGATGAAGCCATTGCAATATATGTACATTGTGTTATGGTATAGACTCGAATTAGCTATGGCTAGAGACAAAGGTAAAGTACCTGTTATTGACGTTACTTAGATACCTAAGTCTATGGGTATTGATGTCAATAAGTGGATGCATTACTTAGGTGCTTTAGGTGTAGCATTTATCAATCCTTACGAAGAAGGCTGGGATATACCTGGTAGAGAAGGTGGTAAACCATCTCAATTCAATCAGTTTACTTCTCTTGATTTGACTATGGCTAGTACTATAGACTAGTATATCAATCTTATGAATAAGATCGAAGACATGGTGTCAGAGATATCAGGAGTAAGTAAGCAACGTGAAGGTTCTATTGCGTCTAATGAGCTAGTAGGTAATGTTGAACGTTCTGTAGTACAATCTGCTCACATTACTGAGCCTTGGTTTTGGGTTCATAATTAGGTAAAACGTGAGGCACTTACTATGCTATTAGATACATCAAAAGTAGCATGGAAGGGTAATAAGCGTTGTTTACATTATATACTTGATGATGCCACTAGAGCCTTTATATCATTGTCAGATGATTTCTTCTATGAAGATATGGATATATTTGTTGATGATACTACTAAGAATCAACAGCAAGTTGAAGCTCTTAAGCAACTTATGCAACCTGCTATGTAGAATGGAGCTAGTCTACTTGATATTGCTGAGATCATTACTATGGATAATATAAGTATGATCAAAGGCCGTCTTGAAGAGATCGAACAAAAACGTATGGAACAGCAGCAGTAGATGGAACAAGCTCAGGCTGAACGTGAACAACAGATGGCTCAAATGCAGAATGAGATTAAAGAAGAAGAGTTGATGCTTAAAGAAGCTGAAATGGATCTTAAGAAGTATGAAATTGATTCTAATAATGCTACTAAGATTACTGTTGCTCAATTGAATGCTTATAGAGGTGTTGAAGATATGGATCAAGACGGGAACGGTTAGATAGATGTAGTAGAGATAGGAAATTAGGCACTACAACAGCAAAAGATTAATTCAGAAGCGGCTAGTAAACAGTTTGAATTAAATAATAAGGCTAGAGAGATTGAACTGAAGAGACAAATAGAGAATAAAAAAATACAATTAGAAAAAGACAGAATGAAACATGAGACGGAGTTGCAAAAGCAAAAAGACGATGAAGCTTACAAGCGTGAACAACTTAAAGCTAAGACTGCATTAAAAAATAAGACTAACGCAGAAGCGGCCCGAAGTAAAAAATAACTCTTATGAAAGAAGAATGGCGAACAATTAAAGATACGAATGAAAAGTATTCAGTATCTAATTTAGGAAATGTTAAAAGAAATGAACATTACACTATAGTTAGACCAACTTCACAACACCCAAAAGGTGCTAAATTATTCTACAAGGAGAAAATAGTAAACTATTACATCTGCAAAGAAGGATATAAGATAGTGTCTTTAACTGTAGATAGGAATACTAGATTGGTCAAAAAAGTACACAGATTAGTAGCAGAAGCATTCATACCAAATCCTAATAATTATGATTAGGTAAACCATAAAGATGAAGATAGGGCTAATAACTGTGTAAACAATTTAGAATGGTGTGATGCTAAATACAATGCTAACTATGGTACAAGAAAAGACAAATTATCAAAAGTCTCCGGGATAAGGGTGGCTCAGTATGATTTATCTGGTAATTTAATAAAAATATGGGATAGCATGTCACAAGCATCTAAATCATTTGGAGCTAAAACTACAGCGTGTATAAGACGGGTATGTAAAAATGAACCTGGTAGACTTACTTATAGAGGCTTTGTATGGAGATACGTAGATCAAAAAGTTATTGGAGATTGTGCATTAAAGGAACAATTATTAAACAATAAAGCTATGCTAATTGATATCATAATCAATACATTGTCTCACGCAGAATAGATAGAATTAATCGAAACTTTAAAAAATAAAGTAACAGGAGAGAAGTAATATGAAGATAATTAAGAATAAGTTTATACCTTTTAAAGGTTATAAATTGATAAATCTGTTTGGTGTTATATTCCAGAGAAATGATGCTGTAGTTACAATGACAGAGTATAACCATGAGAAAATCCATTTGAAATAGATGCAAGAAATGTTGTGGATTGGTTTCTACTTATGGTATGCTATAGAATATCTTTGTATAATGCTGTCCTGTAAATGGAATAAACAGAG